AACTAAAGTTAATTATTAATGAATTATCCAACTTTGTTTGGATTTTAAATGGAAAATAATTATGAAAAATGTATTTTTATTTTTATCATGTTTAGCTGTATTTGCTAGTTGTGGCAATAAAGCTAATAAAACAGTTTCTTCAAGCAATATGGATGGTATTGATACTGTATTCACTGAAGTTCCAGGTAAAACAATAACTATAAATTGGGATTTAGTAGTTTTACCAGAACAATCTCCAGAACTACCTTTCATGAAAAAGATAGTGAAAGAAAACGGCAAAGAGACAACTGTATTCAACTACTATAGAGTAAAGCAAAAAGGAATTGATTCCATTCAATGTATTGGTGTCAGTGCAGAGAAAAAAGCAATTATTGTAGCAGGATTGGACACTACAAATGATTTTGACGGTATAGACAAAGCAGTAGAAGAGTATCTTAATAAATTCGGATTAGAGACTTGGGATGTTGCAGCAAACATCCTACATATAACCTCTTTAAAAGAGGGAAGAGACGAAAAGATACACAACTTAGAAACAGCCTTTAGTGATGGAAACTTTGAAAAATTATTTAATTTTAACTAGTCAACAAATATAGGAATATATTAAAACGTAAACCAACTGGCGCAGAGGCAGACTGCACCAGTTGGCTTATTTACAAAAAAACTTTTCTAGTTACTCTACAAGCAACAATTCATTTGCAAATATTTTACCCATCTTCTCTTGGGTAAATGCGCTTGGATGTCTATCAGCTCCATCTTCGGAAAGCAATATTTTTTTAGCTGGAGTTGCCCATTGCATTTTCCCCCATAAATCTATTATTGGTATGCCAAACGTGTCATTAAGTAATTGAAATGCTTCTTTGCCATTTTTGTACTGGAATAAAGAGTCAATAACAAGTATCATTCTTGCGTTCTCGTTTAACTGATACATTTTATTCATTAAAAACAACATTGCTCCTAAGAATGTGGTTCTATGTGCTTCAAATGGTAGTCCATCCGTATATCCCCATTGACTCGCATCATAAGCGGTTTCCACGTCAGGTTTTTTAAATAAATCCCAATCAGTTTTATCAAAATTAGTATTATTAGGAATCGTTGCAAATACCCATAAATCAATATCATTATTTTCTTCATTAAAAATATTTTCCCAAGTAGCATAATATCTATTGGAAGTTCCACCTGCTTCCCATCCACTGATAGGTTCTGTTGGTATTTCAATGCTTGTATATCCTAAATCTTTTGCCATATCGTATTCCGCTTTTGAAAGAACAGAAGAACCTGATGTATTTATAGGATATAATGTTCCATCTTCTTTTTTACCACAATGAATCGCTAAACCGGGTATTGCCATACATACAATTTCTGCCCCAAGTATTTCAGCAGCATCTTTAGCATATGATTTCTTTGCAAGCATTCCAAACGCAACAGACGTTCCTACTATGGCAATTTTTTTTCCATTCCATTTTTCACTTAAAAGACTAAATTTAGATAGATGTTCAATTCTTTTAACAATCCCTTTGCCGGGATTAAAATGTAAAGACCTCCCATTATTAACACTATAACAAATTTCAAGCAGATAAGCATTCTTATTTATCTGCCATTCAGTAGCGGACAAATCTCCAGTTTTACTATCAATAATATTATTATCAATATCTCTTATAAGATTATAAGCCGCGCCTGATGACAATTTGTCAAAAAAAACAGATGTTGCACCTTGAGGTATTTCAATCTGTTCAATGCAAAACACTTCTAATTCCGTAATCTTTCCCTCTGCATTAGAATAATATTGTCCATTAATAATATTTTTTGTGCTCAAAATATCTCCATATCCTATTTGATTTTGTAACGCCAATATTTTTTTGTCTAAAAGAGTGCTTGTTTCTGGATTAAATACAATATCTATTAAATCTTTTTCAATCACAGAAAAATCAACATACACAGCATTGACTGGTATGTCGATATTTTTCTCCAGACTTTCTGCTCCTGCAAATGAAGATATAATATTATCATACTTATCAAAAAATATATTAAACGCTACTCCAAATGTTGCTTTTTTAACGAACAGGCTTATAGAACCCTTGGGAATTAAATACCTCCTTATACAATAACTCTCAATACTACCTATGTTTCCTGCTCCATCCTTATAATACGCGCCAGATATAGTGTGTATATTATTAAGATTTCGAATCAATGAATTACTATTCTGTACAGATTGAATCAAACTATTATATCCGTTATATATATTCTGGATGTTCATAATAGCCTCAATATTATCTATATTAGAGTATAATAATTTTTTTACAATCAGGTTATCAGTTCCATAAGTATTAACAATACACTTTGCAGCATTAAATGGTTTCAAAGACTGAACGTAAGAAGAGCTATTAGATTGATTCGCAATTACTTTATAAATTATTTTATCATTTGAATCAAACCATATAATAAATGGAGCATCTGCTCCAGTTATAGTAAAAACATTAATGCCTATTATATTAGTAAGTTCTGATATTACAGCATAAGAATAATTTGATAGTTCCTTTTCAATGCCATCATTATTAATATATTTACCTTTAATTAGCTCATATTGAATATTCTCTCCATTTACTAAAGAGAAATCTTTGTATTGATTTCCTAACTCGGAAATTTTTTCACTTACAGCCTTCTGTGACATGACTTCAGTTTCGCTATCCCCCAGTTCCTGCACCACACCGGCATTGATGGACTGGAACGGACCGTGATCCACCCATCCGCCGGCATTATAAATATTCAGGTGGTAGATGGGCTTGGTATGTTCGGTATCATCGTCCGCATAGGTAGGTCCCACCATAATCATATCACCCTGCTTAGGATTAGGATATTGTGACTTGTCTGTTACATAGGCTTTAATAGACAAACTGTTTGTAACTTCTCCGCTAAGATCTGACCATGTTTTGTTATCCCGCGATATCTGGAATTTGTTATCCTGAAAACGGAAATAAGCTGCAATGTAATCCGAGCACACCTCCCATGTCTCGTTATCATAGGAGAAGTGAAGCTTGTTATCTATCGTTTTGAGCCACGGGGTAAGTCCGTTATCCCCTTTGGGCCCCAACGCAGCTATGTCGGTATCCTCACCGTTAATCACCCATGTGCCTTTTACCGATACGGAAATATCTCCAGAGAGTGTTAGTTCGTCCACACGTACCCAGTTGACATCAAGCCCCCAGTGAAAGTTGTCCCTCTGTGCATCATTCACACATTTCTCGGTTATGGCATTCCCCTGCATATCCACGTATGATATGATGATCCCCTTACGCCTCATTTCTTTCGGAACAATATTTCTCGTACGTCCCGCTGTACCCTGATACTGCACATAAATATTGTTATACTGTGCCAGTATCGCTTCCAACGACGCGCCGGTTCTTCCGTCATGTACCGCCTGTATCACTGTACGAGGATAGAAAGGGAATCTTCTTCCCAACATTTCATCAAGCTTGTCCATCTGCCTGATACTTGCATACTTGCTGTTGCAGCAAGAATCTTGTATGTTGTTATCTTCCATGATGTTTTTTAAAAAAGTTATAGAATTAACATTTATTCCAGACCATCCCCAGTCAACGGAGAAAATCCTTCTGCCAGACATCTTCTCTTTAAGGCATCACGATATGATTTCATTGCCGACAGTTGCCAACGCTGAAGTATTTGTTTATGCACTTCCATCTTAGAAAAGACTGGAGATTCATTGATGAATTTCCCCAGCTTTTCCACCCGGTCATTAAGTTGCTTATACTCTTCCAGCATTCTTATTTGATATTCTTGTAACATGGCTTTTATTTTAATTATCGTTATTATACTGTTGCACCGGTGGAATCTATCCAAATTGTTCCTGTCCACCAAATGGGTTTATTAAGTGTGGTATCAAAAAATTGATAACCAACAACTGGCATATTAGGTCTATTATTACCAGCAGGAAACATTGTAATATTTTCTATTTCCGTTTCCATTATAATTGAAGTACCTGGACTTATAGTATAAGTCCTATAATTATTGTTATTACCAATGCTATAATGAACTTTACAAATAGAATTATTTTGAATGAAGACTAAATAATCTCTAGTATTTTTTATATAAACATCTTCGCTTTGTGCAATTATAAAAGAGTTACCTGATAGCGTAATAGGATTAATATCTTTTATTACTATCCTATTAACGTAATAAGACGATGGTAAAATTTTCAACGTATAATTATAGTTATAACATAAATCTATATCTTGACTTGAATATGGTGGGGTTTCAACTATATTTCCTATATCATTTTTGTATCTAAAAATAACTTTTCCATTCCCCCTCAATTTAAATTTTATATGAGTATTAAGGTTATAAATTTCTCTACTTGAATATGTAACAGGGAATGTTGTAGCATCTATAATAGTAGTTACATTATAAGTTTCATATGTAAACACATTGGGTGAAAACAAAGAATTTTCTTTAAAAAAATTTATCAACTGCGTATTAATAAATCCATTTTCAACAATATCTGATGTTTCGTCATAGTATCTATATAGATAGCTTTTATATATCGAAGAATTATAAACCTCTTGTTTCTCGTTTTTACATTCTAAATGTATATCATTCAATTCAGTATGTAAAACAGACCTAATAGTTTTTGTGGCTTTAACATAAGTTTCATCCATATAAACAGTAGAACTTAACTCTATATCTTTACAATCATTAAGAATTATATAAGGTTTATTGTATATAGACTCATGCATTCTTAAATCATTCAATTTCCATTTGTTTACTCCAGATAATTTAATTGCACAAGTATTAATACCTTCAAAGCCAATCTTATAAAAGTTGTTACTGTTTATAACATCAAAAAAATCTATATCAGTAGTCAATATACCATAGTTTCCTGTAAGCCTTCCACCGAAAAATTGATTTTCATTTATCCAACCTTTTCTAGAATTATCTTTATAATCAAAAAAAATGCAAGTTGTACATTCTATATTTTGAAAATAAAATTTCATATATTGTATTCCAATATGAAAATTTTCAACATTATCTATTGACATGTGCAGCCCATATTTAAAATATAAAATATGTCCTATTTTAATTGTAGAATTATAGAAATTACTTGCTATAGTTATTGCAGACCCAGCTAAATCATCATAATCATAAAGAGTATGATTATGATTTGAGGTGACAGGAGGATTTTCTGTTCTTATACCATATATATCAAATATAACATTGTTATTATAGTTGCCAATAAATTTGAAAACATCTACTCCTTTTATTGCAATAATTTCACCTATACATTTAAAAGTAAGAAATGAATTATTATTTATAATAATAGTATTACTAATTTTATAAAAACTAGACTTTGCTACCCAATGTTTTATTATAGACGAAAAAGCCTTATTAAAGTATAAAGAATTGTCTTCATTCATCATAGAAGCGCCAATATACTCTATATAAAATTCTCCTTCAAATGTTCCTTCGAACGTTATATCTTTAAATATATATGCTGGGATTGAATTTACAATCGTCCCATTCCCTAAAACGTGTCCATTAACTAAGCTCCCTCCTTCAAACTGCAAGGTACATCCTTCAGGAATAGTAATTGTTTCCCCTCTAAGGTCATAGTCGTATTGTATGATGTAAATAGTATTTGGCCAACACACCATTGATTGAGTTAGTACGTTTCTGCCAGCCACAAGATTCTTGCGCAGATAACATCTTCCCTTCCCTGAGTAATTATTCGGATCATACCTTTTATTAGCCAGTTTCAGTTGACCGTGAACCGATGTAATATCCTCATCATCCGCAAAATTGGTTATGCTCTTGTTACCGATAAGCTGTTTGGTGGATTCACTAAGCATCTCGGGCGTTATCATCCCGTCCATCACGGTAGGAGGATTATCAATGAACATATCATTGAATGTATCCTCAATGTGACGTCTGACAGCTTTGCGTGTAAGATAAGTGTCCGGTATACGGTTGCCGTTCTCATCCGCTATAGCCCTATCAGCCACCATCTCCGGTGCTTCCATCTTCTCAATGAATACCTCTTCAGCATGAATCTCATTACGCTCCGCCTCTAAATCAATCTTCCACCAGCTTTTCTTGTCTTTCCAAAGCGAAGCAGAATTTCCCTTAAAATACCATGTTTCAGCCTGATTGGTGTAAGCAGAAACAAACGTGACCTTCATGCCGGGTATTCTGTATTCCTCCGGTACAAGCGCTATGGCATCTTCAAAAGTAAACACATTGCTCTTCTTTACAACAAAAGGGGCCTCGGACGTGCTTCGTTGTGCTACAAATGACGTTTTTGTGTACCCCGGCATGTTGACACGATCACAGGGTCTGTATTTCTTCCCTTCAACATAATCAGGAAATGCACTGAAATATCTCTGTTCCTTCCAATCATGTGAGAATATCCGGGTATCTTGGGTATGATTACGGCTTACATTATATTCAGTCAGCAGATTATAATCGAAGATGCTCACCTTATCGACTGTGAGATCATAAGTTCCCAGAACACCGCTCAAATCATTCCATCCGGCCCGATATCCTTTAGGAACAAATCCTTCAACATAGTAGAAGTACGGCTTTGTTTTCTTCACACTGCCGACAAGTGCCCATGACGGTTGTTCCATCTTGTCCGGCAACGCTTCAGAAGTTGCCACATGACCTATATAATTGACATCGTTCAACGTTTCCATTCTAGGGACTTCGGCTCTGTCCGCCTTATAAGGAATAAGCCCCAGCAATGCATTAATCTGATCAGGCGTATAATGAATATTTTCATGATATTCATTCGGATGAGGATCACATGCATGATGAGGATGAAAGCAAGAATCAAATCTTTCCATATAAATATATTTTTTATTATTCAAAGATAAGCAAGAGCTTCACAATGAAATGTATATAATAAAAGGGACTCAGACTTTCACAAGCCCGAGTCCCTAAAACCTTAAACTAATACCTATGTGCTATTTTATTTGAGCGCAAAGTTATCTTCTTCCATAATGACTTTAAATTCCAGCAACGAGAAATAACACGAATCCTGTCACTAACCAGCAGACGATGATAATAATTCTGCCATTCTATCATTTTCTCCTTTCTTTCCTCGTCCTGACAGGAAGGTGAGCCGTTCTTGCTTTTCGTGTAATAAAAGCACATCTCTTTCAACTGCCCTCGGTTCATTCGCATACGGAACCTTCCCCGATGAAAAAGATATTTATAACTGTCCCACCTGTCCTTATAATAATCATAAGTGATAGAGATGAGCTTCTGTTGTGCAGGATCCCATATGACAAAATAACGCCTTCCGTCCTGTTTATTCTTTTCCTCAGCCTCTTCTATCGCCTTTTTCAATAACAAGCTGGACTTCCACAGACTTGCGATCCTGCGTTTCTGCACAAGGCTTTTTACCGCCTTCAAAAACAACTTAATTTTTCCCATAATGTTACTAATTTTTATATAATATAGCCTCCGCACCCGTCGCCGACCTGTTGAGGCGTTTCATGTTATTCATTTTCTCTTCCATAGTGGGCAACACCCTCACCGGATATCTGTCCCATTCAAAACGGCTCACGTATAATCCTATTGCCCTGCTCATTACCCGATCATCATGCTTCCCCGCAAGCGCGCCGTATTTGCCGTTCGGATATTTCATGTACCATCCCAATTCCTTTATCATTCCGGTTTCACGCTCTATCCACAGTTTGTCACGCACACACTGTTCCATATACTTAATAATGGCCACTTTTGTATTACGGTTGGTATTAAACCCCCATCTGGTTTCTTTCTGGCTCCTTTTTTCCAACTCGCTCCGATTATGCGCATATACATTATCATAAAGAGGGATAAGAATGGGAAAGAACAATTCGCTGACGTTGTCTGTGTCTACATCATTAAGCTTACTGTAAGCCGTGTTGTTCTCGACAATGAGCAGAGCATTGTTATAGAATGACGCAATCTGCGCACATTTGATCGCAAGCAGGTCCGGATCTGTATGCCCGTACCATTCCGCCACCACACGCGGTCCAGCGTCCTCATTGAGCACTCCGCTATCGGCCATCATATCCGCGCGGTCCAGCACAGTAATCACAGAGTAATCACTCGTCCTATATTTCCCCCCGATATCAACTGACACAAAGTAGCGGTTTTCCAACCTCCATGTCTTGTCTGGCATCTCCCATATTTTCAATTCCCCTCCTTTACGCCTGAACAGTTTCAGCCCTTCGACAGCCTGTTCACCTTTCGGGGATTTTCCGGAAATATCCCCCTGGAATACCGGCTCACGGCAGAACCTTCTGAGTTGTTCTACCTTGTAAATGTCAAATACAAGCTGCCCGGAATACTTGAATGCCTCCACCGGATCGGACGGATACTCCTGCTGCATGTCCTGTATGTCCGCATATTCCTTCATCTTCTGCCTGTACCAGTAGATGCCTTGCAATGTCGCTCCAATAGTCCACAGCCAGTACATATAGTCCCAGTTTCCGGACTTATCGTTACGCCTTTCTATCAGGGTACAGGCCCATTCCAGCATATCTTCCGGATCGAGACGATATTCCTCTATCTCCCACCATGCGACAAACAACGGCTCGAATGCGGACAGTCTCTCCCCATGATCATCCGTTCCATTGGCACGATCCCATTCATCCTTGTAGAAATTCTGCCCGTTCGGCGTGCTTTCATACACAATCATCGTATACGGTTTGTACAGGATTCCCGAACAGGATGATTTCACCTGTTTTTGCGGATCCATCTTTTCCGTCTGAGGCCAAAACGCCACCTCCGTACAATGCGCCATGGCCGAATCACCACCACGGGCGCCCTCCGGATTCATCGCGGTTGCCGTCTTGATTTTGCAGTTTCGGGAAGGTATAAGACTTATGTTAGAAGTTCCCCCTCCCTTGATCTTCGGAAGAGAGCCGTCAAACTCCACCCCTTCTTCATAAAAAAGGAATTCAGGAAGTTGGGTTATGAGCTTGACATACATATCCTTAACTTCAGCCGCACTGTCCCCTTGATGTCCGACAATGATGCTGTTCCAGCTCTTCACATGCATTATCTGTATCCATGACATGTATATCTGTGTGCATGTGGATCCCCCCCACTGGCGGGCCTTCAACAATATGACACGGATAGGCTTGCCGGCACGGCGCATCCTTTCAAACGTCTCAGCCAGCTTTACCTGCGCCGGACGTAGCAGGAAAGGCACATCCTCCCCTCCTTCTTTGTTTTTGATACGCGCATACGCATAACAATAGAAATAAAAGTCGTATTTGGCCCAGTAACGGAGAAACTCCTGAATGACAGTATTACGAAGATCCTCATTATATTCCCCGTATGTCTGCCAGCAGAACTCCTCTATACTTCCGGCAAGATCCAGTTTATAGATAAAACCGGTGGAGAACATCTCGATAGGAAGGAAAACAGATGAATTTATAAAATCATCCAGATATATCCTCTTCCGTTTTCCGGGAGCGTTCTCCCCTGTCAACGGGTTGTAGGACTTGAACAGTTCCGCTTCCCGTTCACGGTTCCTGCGGATCATCTCCTCCGCATTCCTTATGACAATAGCTGAGAAAAGAGTTTCTATATGGTTTATTTTAATGTTCTTTGCCATCCAACCTCCAGTTTACGCAATATCCATCCGGCCGCCAGCATAGCCGCATGATATCCACCCGCAATATGCGGCAGAAAGAAACCGAGAGCGGTTATGGCAAACAGCCTATTACGCCTTCCCCCATCCATGGAGGACAGGCACAAGCCCGTATAATAGTAGATAATGACACTCCATCCGATCACAGGACTGCCGGAAGGAATAAAAAATGATATTCCGACAGCGAACATCCATGCGACCAGCGTCCGTGCAGGGGTTATCACCTTCCATAGAAAAGCCCATGCCATCCCGTTCAGAAGATAATGAAGCCATCCGGAATGTCCGAACATATAAAGCCAGTGACTTCCTGACAGGAATTCATGATACGGCAATAACACGGCCATGCACAAGTAAAGCCCCATGGAATATCTCATTTTCATAGCGGTACACCTATTTCATTCCAGCTTTCCACAAAATATGCTGTATGCGGTCAGGACTTATCCCGAATGAATCGGAAGGCCTCTCTATCGCAAGTCTTACGATAAGACGGAGATTCGCTTCCGATTTCTTTTTCATGATATCAAGGCAACAACGGATCAGGCTGGAATACATTTCATATTTATACAGACTGCAATCAGGTATATTGCCTTCAGTCAGATATCTGTATAAGATCACGTAAGCCCGGTCCTCACTGACATAATGCTGCTTCGCCTTCATACCCGCAATTTCCTTGCATATATCCTTGTAGTAAGAGAATGTACACGTCTTTTTCAATTCAATGAATGTACGTACAATCTCCTTGTTCCTTATTAATTGTATTTCGCTGATATTTCCCTTGTGCTTCATGTGACCTCCTGTTTAAATGATAGCGAATGTACTTCCTGTAGATTGCATTATATCAATCCGGCTTGAACTAATACTACTAAATTTGTCAGTATAAGACAACAATGACATATCATGGAAGAAAAAAAAGAAAGAAAATCATGGAGAGATATTGTTTCATCCAGAAATCCGGACCTCGACCTTGAGGACGACCTCGCTGTCGGCGAATTCCTTGATGACTCTTTCAAACGTTATGACGACAGTGAATCACAGAGAGAGAACCTCAACAAAGTTCTTGCAGGAGACTCAAGAGCCGCCGGCATCCTGACCGGTCTGGCAAGCGGCATGGATGAGAACGGTGAACCGTTCTCTCTTGTGGAATATCTGATAACCAATTACGGGGATGATATCAGGGAAGCTGCAACAACGGAAGAGGCCATCAAAAAAGCAAAAGAGAAAGAAGCTGCCCGGATAAAGGAGGCGGCCGATGAGGAAAAAAGAAAAAGAGATGCGGAAGAGAAGCTGCGCAAAACAGATGAGGCACTGACAGAAGCTGTGCGGCAGGTCAATGTTGATGAGGCGAATGTAGTTTCCATGTTGGAATGGCTGTACGGAACACAGGATACAGACGGTATCATTCATAAAATTATCCGGCACGAACTGGATGCGGAAGACTGGAAAAGAATCATCCATGCCTTCAATATGGACATGGAAATAGAAGCCGCCCGAGAGGAAGGACGTAAACAGGGACGTACCGCACGTCCGGGAGCTATACACAGGAATCTTGCGGAAAAAGCTCCGACAGACCTTGGAGGAGGCGGGAACGGAGGAGGTGAGGAAAAAGTGGAGGATCCTACCCTACAACGTTATAAAGGCATGAAGAGACGTATTTAATCGTCTATCGCTTTCAGGCTCATATCACAACTTTTATTTATAAATTTAAAAACAAATCGAGAACAATGAAAAAGTTAAAATCAACATTCAAATTTTTCTTTTCCGTATTGCTCATGTTCCTTGCCGGAGCGACCGGGGGAGGTTATGCATGTGCCGCCGATGCTTCGGACGGAGGCTCAGTCCAGGATCTAGGGGATGGCGGAAAGGTAGTAGGCGGGGAAAGTTCCGTAACAAAGAACGAGAAAATCATGGACGCGGAATGGTACGTGAAGCAGATCGACAAGACAATTGTCGAGATGAAGTTTACCGGCACGCCTATTGATCAGATTCTGCGCCATGGGGCGACAAACAAATCGGACAGCATCGTAATCAAGTACTACAGTGTCGGACAGCGTCCGCTACGGGCTACCCTTGCCAAGCAGCTTGAAGCCATGACTACCGAGACTCCGAAAGCGATAGAACTGGAGGATAATAACATTGTGGGCGCAATGGATACGCTTCTTGTCCTGAACGCTGACGGAACGTTTGTTTCCGGTTACAAATCCGGTACCGATGAAGTGGATCCTGAACACCCATTGATGCTGCGCGTGCACGCAATCAACAGTGAGACCAACCTTCCGCTTGTCTATGCCGTAAACGGAAAACAATCAAACAATAAGAATCCTTATCTTATTCCGACCCTTGCAAAGGGTACCGTCCTTCTAAGAATGGGGCGCGCGGCCGCTGAAAAGGATGTGTCTACAGGAAGGTATTACCAGCTTCCATCACCGGACGAACAATATTGCCAGCGTTTTATCATGCAGGTAGAGCAGACTATCTATGACCGGTTGAGTAAGACCGAGGTGGAATGGTCATTCACACGTGTGGAACGGATGGCAATGGAAGACATGCGTATCGGTATGGAAGCCTCCGGACTGTTCGGAATCAAGAGCAAACATGCGGTGAACGGACAAGGCAATGTATATACTTGCGAAGGTATCTGGTACCGCGCCGGAAAAGACCTTGAAATCGGACATTGGGAGAAAGTGCTTGACTCTGCCGGAAATCCTGTGGTGGAAGAAGGAAAATATGTGCAGCAATATGTAATCTCGGAGGACGAGCTTGTAGACCTTGTAGGACGCATCATTGAAGGTGCCGGTAATGGAAGCCGAACAAAACTTGTGTTTGTTGACAATACTATCTATGCAGCATTATGCAAGATCAAAACCAACAACCGCACACGCATCTTCGAACCGGAACGTGACTACAACAAATGGAGACTTGACTTCCAGTCATTCGAAAGCATGGGAACAAAACTTCTGTTTTACCGCCATGACCTGTTCAACGCTTGGGGATTCAATGGAAGAGGCTTCTCTCTCGATCCTGAATATCTTGACAAATGGGTATTCCAAAACTGGGAGCGTAGCACATACAACCTGAAGGAACTGTTCATCAGTAACAGTGACGCTGTTGTCATGCAAGAGTTCTCCTGCTGGACGCTCGGATTCCCAGATGCCCACGCGCGTCTGTCCATTCCGGAATATGTTGAGATTCCGGTCCCTGAATCCCAGGCTGCATAATAGAACTTAATCATCATCAGAGGTGGAGAAATCCACCTCATCATTATTATAAATGTATGAAGAAACTTTATAAATTTGTTGCGAACTCCTCACTGTCATTTGCAGTCATTCACTGCGGACGGATGATGTACGTCAACTTCTCCGCTTTTTTCCGTGGCAAATCAACCTATCATACAACGGATAGAGAACTGGCTGAGAAAATCAGGGCGCACAAATGGTATCGGGAAGGACGCATTACCGAAACAATAGAAGAAGATGAAGATGTAATACATGACGAAAATGACGTAAATTCCGTATTACAGAAAACAGAGGTAAAACAAAGATACAGCATCCTTGGAAAGCGGATGTGCACCTATATTCCTCCGGCATCTTCCAACCAGGAAGAAAAAGAATCCGAAAGCGCAGAACCGACCAAAGAAAAAGGCATTCAAGAAGACAGAGACATACAAGAGGATATTGAAAATGTGACCTCATTCCTTGAAGCGAAGGATTTTTTTGAGGTCAGATTCAAAGTACCGCGCTCGCAATGTGGAAATAAGGAGGCTCTGTCCTCATTATGCAAAGAACACGGCATACAATTTCCCAATTATCCATTAGACTAAGCCTCATGATACCTGTCAAAGATATACTAAAGACTTTACGCACAATCATCAATGAGAGTGCGACAGAAGAAGACAGTTTCACGATTGAGACCGATGAGGCATTAAAAGAGTTCATCAGACTCGCACTACTCGCACTGATGAATGACGAAGGGGTGATGGCCGAAGCTTCGGAAATGACAGATTCATCCTCAATCTCATTCGAGAAACGTCCTGACGGTTTGTTTTTTGCCTACATAAAAATACCTGCGGACTATATCAGGCTTGTCAGTGTGAACCTGACTGGGTGGAGATATCCGGTCACTATGTTATATCCGGACAATTCGCCACTATACAGCGCACAATATTCATCAGCTCCCGGTGTAGGTAATGGTCCCTCAATACCGGTAGCATTCATCACCAACGATACCATGAGGTCAATCATTGCCCATGCAGTAAAAGAACAGGGGGGATACAGTCTCAGGTATATTCCAACTCCTTCAATCTCAGAAAACGGAGAAATCAACCTTCATAACAAATATGCAGGAGCATTGGCATATTATGCAGCCGGTCTCTATCATATTTCAATAAATGAAAATGCCGGTGCGGAATCTGAATTTGCAATAGCTAGATCCTTGATACGTTCACACACTCCTGAATCTTCTACAAGTAATACAGAATAAAAAGCCGGCTGTTAACAGCCGGCTCCCGTTCACTTTCCTCCTTTGCTCAAAGTCATGGGAGCATGACATCCTCCCCGCTCCCACTCCTTGGCAAGCATCTCACGCAATATCCTGTTCTCCTCCAGCACCATAAGAACCAGTTTCTTCATTTCCTCAATATCCTTGTTGTTCATAATAAAATTCATTTTAAATTAATTGTAACGGTTGCAAATCACAACTATTAGGGGTGTGACGAACCATCCCGCTGCCATAAGCAAGACGGGGAATACATTGGATTAATTAATAAGTAAAATTCAAATTACGCGGCTGGATTCAGCTCACCTTTTATTTGCTTGATAGCTTTCTTCACGCTCCAATCATTTTCATATAGGGCTATGATAAATCGCCTACCTCGCTGCGTCCAGACCGTATACGTGTTGGTATGGGTATTACCTCTTTCACTTGTGAAAATATTGGTTCTCGTTTCGTGCATACCCCATTTGTCGTAGGGCGATTTAAGAAGCCATTGCCCAGACTGCTTGAACTGTATTCCAAGTTCTTTCAGTTTGTTATTCAGTTTCTCTGCCGACATACCTATCTCTTTTGCTATTTGAGTTGTGGTAAGAGCGTTCACGCTTTGCAAGTGGTTGTCGTAGTAGCTGACTTTCGGAGCGGATTGTGTAAGTTCTTTCTGTTGGAGTTCGATAGTTTCCTGCTGCTGTTCGGCTTGGGATTCAAGTTGTTTGATTTTTTCTTCAGACGCTTCCAAACGTTTTTGTAGAATCTGCTGGGAACGCATTAAAATGTAATCATCATCCTTTAGCAAGAATTCCCGTCTGTTGAACTCGTTGATGAACCTTTCCTTGAACTCTCCAGCTTTTGTGCCCGTGTACCCCATGACAAGGAAGCTGAAACCGTCTTTGGTCATTTCGTATGCGGTCTGTTCTCTGTTTCGTGCATCCTTGTAGGTAATGCGCTCAAAATTGAGCCGATTAAAATTTTCTGAACATGAGAGGTTTTCAATATCTCTCACTACATTTTTGTGTTCTTTCCCGAACACTTGTGCAACGATTAAAGAAGTAGTAACATCATTACCATTACTGTTTTGAAATACTAAATCTGCCATGGATATATAAGGTTTTAATGGCATTATAGGCAAGTAAAAAACGGCTGCCCTGTCCCGTTACCTTACACCTATCCAAAGGCAGGGAGAGCATTAACTTCTCCACACGGGGGTGACAGCCGCAATAAGTATATATTGCAACGCTTTACAAACAAGCATAAAAAATGCCTGCAAAAAGTTTTGGCAGGCTTCCGCTCGCCATTGGATATTATGTAAGGTATTGCAAATATACATTCTTTTTCTATAAAGCCCCAAAAATTAAACAATAAATTTTTCTCAGTATGGCAAAGATGAGGCTATTATATAAGTGGCGCAAGAAACACATCAACAACATACACCAATTGTGTCAGTATCTAGCATATCTGGCATACTTGGCAACATTTGGCAGGAATTTGGCAGAATGAAGAAGCGTTTATTGTTGCGGCTTTCCTGTTGCGATTTGCTTTCAAATCACTATCTTTGCGGAAATCAAAAACAAGATCATTATGAAAAATGCAAAAACACATGAAGCTTACTCAGAGGAAGAATTAAGGGAAATGGTGGAATGGTTTAATACGAGAGAATTACCTAAAACATTGCAAATCAACAAATCCTCATTTTCTCCCGACCTCCCTCTGACAGTAGAAAGCCTTATAATGCAGGCAGAACAGAATCTTGGGAATTACAAGATGGCAGGCTCTTTCCGGCTTCTGAAGGAAATACGGGAAAAACTGGAATCATAGTGCTTATCAAAAACAGACGGTTCGGTTTTTGATAAGCACAAACCGTCTGTTACAAAGAATCAGACCATTGCATTCTTGCAATACACATAATCCCAAATCTTTGTTGTGTCCCCCCAGTCCTGATCCTCAAAATAGAACTTATGAGCACCTTTAATGATCTGTTCATCATTATAAACTGTGCAAAGATCGGAATAAAAGGCATTGAACGCTACATACTTGTCCCATTTCGTAGTTCCAGCCGGAAATCCCATCATCCGGGTACTTGCCTCTATCTGTTCCGCCGTCCAGTGCGCACCCTCACATTTCTTTCCATCCCTATCAATGTACCTCATCATGCCGACATCAAACATCGCAAAAGCTTCATTGTAATGATTACCATACATGATTCCATGTTGCTCACGCATAAATTTCCAGTACAGTTCCGGATGTTCTTCCTTCACAAGGCACAGAAGCTCGCTCATGCTTTCCGCACTGCGCATCATGACCTTGTCACTTGTCAGACCCGCCCTTTTCGCATCGTCCAACATTTCTTTGAATGTATACTTCATAATCAATCTGTTTTATCTTCGTTATCACTCAAACCGGCAAGTTGGATTGTATTTCTGTCCTGCATCATGGAATCAAGACTTCTCCTGATAAAAGCGTTTTCTTTCTCGATTTTCCTTGTCCGGATAAAAATCTGGTCAAGAATGCACGGAATCATATCCACCTCACCATTTGCCAGCAACTGGCATTTGCTGCAATCACCTATACATTTGCCTTCCACTCTCATAATCAACCCTTTCTCAAGTTATTAATCAATGTTCCACCTCTTACAGACAACAACGATTTGACACCGCCTGTCTTGACCATATTGAACAGCTCAAACAGATCATCACGATGTTTTTTGAAAAACGGATACATGCTGATAACCGTCCGGCTGGTCAAAGCCCGCGTATTAGACAATTCGTTGAATGCGGTCTGAACAGCTTCCTTCTGCTCGTCGTTCTCGCAATCCACCACAATATATAATTTCCTTAATGCCATAATCAATCAGGTATTTTATCAAAATCTATTTCTTCCTGCGGTTGAGGCGGTACCGGACGCTGCCCATACATGTTATCATTGGCCTGCTCCACTTTTTTCCCAGTGAACAGACCGGCAACGAATGTCAAAGCCGGAACGCCGTATTCAACCACCTTAGGATGTTCTTCTATATAATTAGCAATCTTGGTAGCCATTGACAGGTATTTATCGACACCCTGTGGTTCCGGCTCTATTTTAAGAGGGATACCCATGTTCTTGGCGAAGATGTCTGCAAATTCATTGGCTTTCTGCGCTGCCTCCAGCGGATCCGCATGTTTTTCCTCAGTCATATACATAAGCATGTAACTGAACGCTTCCGCACGTGTCGTAAACTTCAACTCTGTCTGCGGTTTCTTTGACTGAAACATGGACACCCCCATCTCTTATTTCTTTTTGGCAGGTTTATCCTCTACCGGAATTTCCGAACAGGATATGCCTTGCAGCATCTGCATCGCTCTTCCCATAATACCGTTGATGGCTTCCGTATCATTGTAAACTTCCGGCAAATCGGCCTCTCCTATTATATAGGCTTCAATATCTCTAGCTTTTGCGACAATATCCTTTTGAGGACTACCAGTGCCGAGCAACTCAACAGCCTGTCTTACCGCAAACTCCCTAATTTCTATTCTTGATTTAAACATAGTCCAGCTTTTTTACGATTAATAATAAATGAGGGTGGAATCCCCACCCTCACGAAATCAATTGCGGCAAGTTTCATCCACCGTAACATTGGTACTGGCCAAGTTATATGTAGATGTCTGTCGGAACTCACGGTTTCCACAACCGCCACAACCTCCGTTTCTGCCACGGCCGCAGCCACAACCGTCATTGTAGAAGACCTCCTTGTTCAACTGGAACAGCTGCTCACCGAAATTGGCCTTCATGTCGCCCACTCCCTGAACGGTAGCGGAAATTGCACCGTTAGCAGCATACAACTGCTGCCCAGCCCAACGAACATCAGGTTCCATACAGTTAACACGTCCTGTCAGATTAGCCAACCCTACTGCAAATTGTACTTTTTCATTACAGTTATTATGCCAACTGTACACGAAGAAGGCAATAACAATCACAGCAGCGATAACCCAGATAGCAGCGGTAGCGCCCCATCCCTTTTTGTGTTCGCACTCCAACTCACGCATTGCGGCGTATTCCTGGATGCTCATTCCTGTTACATTATCCATAATTATGATTTTACATATCACGGTCAATATTGACCGCAAAGGCAAATTACGGAATAAGTTACTTGCAGATAAAATATTTATTTTCCAGTTTGTTTACTATTTCTTTCCAATTGTTTTCCACAATCCATACCCTTTGTTTTTTAGCATTACGCCGCATCGAGCCGACAGCCTGTTTGGTTCTGTTAGTCAATGACGCTATCTCCGTGTCAGAGAAAATCTTGGCTAAATAACGCACAAGAAGATATCTGGCATTCGCACACTCTTCTTTATTGCTATGTATAATACCTGTTTCAGATATTCCCGTCACTGAAGCGACAACCTGCAATACATCCTTATATATTTCATCACTTTTCATATAATCACTGTTTGGATAAACAAAATACGTCGGAAAATTGTTAAGCAGTCTGGGACCGCAAAACAATTCTTGTTCCGACGTATTGTTTCTCCTTAGCGACTTCTACCTGATAAGGAGCGTGCGGTCCTTTTCTTACAATCCGGACCGCCGAAGATTTTTGTTATAACGAAAGACTGAATTGAAAAAAATACAATCTATAAATTACGGGCACCTCCTTTCTTTCTTAACCATCTGACAATCATCATAGATACAAGCAATATATTCATTATCATAGACCATCCACCTATCTCTATTTTTGTTTTTTGCCACCAGTTTAATTTTTTCTCCACCTCTACAATCTTAGGTACTTCGATTCGCTTGGTTACCGTCATATAATGAGGTACAGTTACTATAAGTACCGAATTTGGCCATATTCCCAGCGAATGTTGCAATATTCCACCTGAATATCTAGCCCAGCTGTACGCATAAGGGTTGGAAAGAAAAGATACAGTGTCACGTGTCGCAGTACTATCTTTGTATGGAACCAGTCTTTCTGTTATGGTGGTATCATGTACTTCCACTGTTTCCGTTGTCTTGATCTCCACAGGAACATATCTGGTTTTACACGAAAAGACAAGTAAAAGTACTATCGCTACCGCAATCCATATATAGATTCTTTGTCTCATAAACTTAACATTTGTTTTCTATTGGCACCGTCAGCCCGATAACTGACGTGTACCCATGCAAAATTGCTTTCATCAATCAATTGGTCATAAGGCAGGTTCTTGCGGATAAACTCAAACAGCAACTTGTTCTGTTGACGGTCGCCAGTATCAATATCGGCAGCTTCCCCTTTCATGTGCTGAGAAGACTTACTTCCCTTGACGGCCGCATTAAGTTCCGGACAGCGATAAGCACTGTTTACTGTTATAGGCTTTCCCCACCACTCACGTAATGGATCAAGCACATTATCTACCAAGGCAGTCAGAGCAGTCACATGCTCCAGTCTGCATCTGTTGTTAATTCCAAGCCGGTCTGCTGTATTTGACCGGCATAATTCCGCAATTGTAAAATACTTCATTTCTTATCCTCCTTTTTTGTTTTCGTTGTCAAACAATATCTGAGCCATGATCTTGGCAATATCATCCTTATTCTCAATAATCACACTCATTGTCTTCTCAGCCTTGCGCAACTCCGCTTTTTCCCATGATTTTTCACGAACTGATTTAAACTCACAGAAAATGCAGTAACCCGTCCAAATCATTGAAAAAACAGGAAAGGGGATAACCACACAGCATAACAGATCAATGAAGCACAACTCTATAAATGGAGTGAAATACTTCTTCGCCTTGACGGCTGTTTTCTTATACCCCGTGGATGTTCTTGCCTCTCCTCGTTGCTTGGCTTTCATTACTCCTGTGATAAGATCCACTAACATCGCCCCCATTGTAGCCGCAATACACAAGGCTATAAGCACAATATGTATCATCATGTGCTCGTTGATAAAATTGTAAATTACATCTCTCATTGCTTTATTATTTATACTAACTTTTAATACTTACAACCACCAGTCTAATTGTTGTATAATCCATCATTATAAGAAATATTAAAATTTCCAATCACTACTTACGACATCATCTGTTGCGCTGCCTGCTGCTCCTGTAACTGCTTCTCATATCTTTCCAGTACCGCTATAATCTTACTGGAGTTCGGGAAATTACCGGCTTCCAATGCCGCCTTGAACGGTATAAGCCCCTTCTCAGCCTGTGCCATTAAAAGCTGGTTTGTCAATGCCCTATATACCGGGCTGTCGCTATCCTCGCTAATTGAGATATCAATGTCAATATCATACATTGTATCCATATTATAGGGAATGGATTCACCGGCAACATTGACCGCTTTCGGGCCTGTATAGAAACACTGCATCACCTTTACTACCTTATATGCCACTTCAGTAAGAAATGAATTGAATGTATTTATAAGATCCAGTATGGATGATGAGGCCTGTGCGGCCTTTGCCTGATAAAGCACACCGCTCTCAGAACTTCCCGATTTACCTTGTAGTGCCGCTTGGACTCCTGACACGTCCTCCACCATGGAACGTGACAGTTGTATGATATAGTCGAAGCCTCCCGGAATGGATGATGCGGTCTTTGTATCAGGGGCATTGCCAGATCTTTTGCTTGTATATAATATTACGCCGTTACTCTTCACATACTGCTCCGCTATATCCTCTATACTCATGTTGTCAGACAAGGACTGTTCATCTATCATCAACACACCCTTGGCCGCATTACGAATATAAAAATCAAGGGCTACCATGTAGTAATTGAAATATTCCTGAGACGGGATAATTTCAGATATGAACGGATGAAATTCTCCGTCAATGTAGGGATATGGTTTGAACACAAACGGATGGAAAGATTCGGATCCATTCCAATACGGACTTTGTCCTTCCTCCAACACAAATCCGTCCGGGGAAAGATAACGGTAATACCAATACGTCTCGATTCTCCGTTCATAAGTGATCAGATTCTCGGCCGCATATTTATCCGGATCCATGAATGTTACGGGAGTTCCGTCCGTATCCAACATGGGGGATCCATCAGGATTACGTTTTATATTAAGTTCAAGACGGCTACGGTTTATTTCCTTAATGCGCTCTTTCTGATCATAAGGAACAAAATAAGGCTCACTCTCCAAGGGATCGTTACAAAACCAGGCCTTCCGCCTCTCCTTCGTCCATAATTCAATAACACGGCATTTTCCGAACTCTGAAGGATAGTAGAAATCGGTGGATTCAATCTGTGACGTGCGTGTGTCACGGCTGAACTGCGAGGCGATATATTCATTATCAAGGCAATGGTTATATATCTCCTTCAACTTTATATCATCAGAATCCGAATGTGAGAACAAAGCAAGCACCTCGGAGAAGTCAAGATCATGAAGGAGACCACAAAACCGTATGTCTGCAAGATTGAAATCAAGACTGTCGGGAAAGAATACAAAGTTCGGATTCACATAATCAGTGAACACGTCCAGTTTTCCACGACGATAAGCCCATGAAATTTTATATATAGGCAGACCGGATATAAGATATTCCTCAAAAGTACGCGCATCCAGTTCTGAACGCCTGTTGAGCTTCATGTTCTGCCGGAGTAAGGCTGACATAATGTCCGCATATTCCTTCTCCCCCGGATCAACAGCATTGCATACCGGCGCGGTATCGTTCATTCTGAACTGCCCTTGTACGACCCGTTTGATCTTACCCAATATGTTGGTCTGCAATGCAGGTATACCCTTCTCCTTAAGATATTGCTCCTTCGTTATATGCCGCCCGTTGTAAACAATCTGTCTCTCATACTGTTTTCCGTAGGCATACGATTTGCATTCGGCACGCATCTTTCTGAAAGGAGCAAGACGGCAATATGCATTATAGGCTACATGCAGCCATCTCTTGGCCCGCCGCTGTCCGTCGAATTTTCGATGCCCGTAAAGCAAGGAGTCAGATATTTGTTCGTTATCGCGCATGTTCATTATTCTTTTACGACAAAAATAGCTTAATAAGAACTGGACGAATGTATATAATGCAGTCAGCATTATATCAAAGCAGATACGGCAGATGAGATTATATTTGTACTATTAATCGTTTTTTATATGGAAAAGAAAACAATATGTGTGGATTTTGACGGAGTCATAGCACAATACGACGGATTTAAAGGTAATGACATCTTCGGTGACCCGATTGATGGTGTACAAAGTGCCATGGAAGTCCTAAAAAAGAAAGGATTCACAATCATCATTTTCACAACACGCACCGCCAGTTCCAAATTAAAGAAATACCTGAATGATAATCACATCACTTATGATTACATAAACGAAAACCCGGATCAGCCTAAAGGCAGCAATTCCGGAAAGCCCATAGCCGACATATATTTAGACGACCGTGCCATCTGCTTCAAGGGAAACTGGAAATACGCACTCGAATCCATCGCTTCCTTCATTCCATGGAACTCACAGAAGATAGATGAGAAGAAAGAATTTGAAAAAGCCTTTGACAATTATAAGAAAATGACCAAAGAATATGCACTTTGCAACAGTTAAGACTTATGAAAACATCCATAAACAAACCGGAAATATTCAAATATGTCATTGCGCTTACAGCCCGGGCAGGAAAAGCCGGCGGTAATTATCCAGATATAGCAGCAACAGAAGACAATGAAGCTGTACTGGATCTTTATCTTACCGCCGCAGTAAATGAAGCGGAAGGCGAGCTTCGGCGCAAGATTAAAGACAGTAATGATATAAACATGACCTCTTCCGGGAATGAAATTATCATTGAATTCAAAAACTTCATACGCATGGATGAAGGTATCACGGACATGATACGCACGGCAATGAGACTGTATGCTTCACATTATCTTGCAGCCGCATGGCTGGAGCCTACAACGGATAAAGAACTTTGTGAAGGATACAGGACCAGTGCATCCGGATACTTGAAAAAAATAGTATCCGCCCTAAACCAACGATCAGAATTCATCGTACCAGAAGCCGACTACGAACAGCGCAATAATAATGACTATGAGTTGCAACAGAGCCAGTCCGGAAATGCCGACTACGAACAGCGCAATAATAATGACTATGAGTTGCAACAGAGCCAGTCCGGAAATGCCGACTACGAACAGCGCAATAATAATGACTATGAGTTGCAACAGAGCCAGTCCGGAAATGCCGACTACGAACAGCGCAATAACAATGACTATGAGTTACAACAGAGCCAGTCCGGAAATGCAGACTACGGACAACGCAACAGAGACAACCTTTATACAGGAATAGGTTGCACAGGCATGGATGTGCTTACAACAGAAAATCCATCCGGTCCAGATGTTATATTAAGAGACAGATATAATAATCCTTTAATATACAAGCCATGAGAGAAAGAGAAATTTGGATACGCCTGCTGAAAAAGCAGATAGTAAACGATGTAGCGGTGCAATGCAATCTGATAGGACGCTCATTACAAAAGAGCGAAGATACAGAAGAAACTGCATCAGAAGTAATGACACCTGATGATGAGGCCACAAAGCCGGTTGTGGCCAGAGCGATGACGGAGGCTTTCGGTGAGGTGAAACGTGTCTGTCAGCAATATCTGATAACAGGCCGGGACACAGACGACAACCGTCTTGAGAGAATCAACGAAATGAACCGAAGTACTGAAACGATATCATCTGGATCACTGGGAACTTACAGCCTTATACCCGGACAAAGTTACATCATCCGAGTTATTACAGACGTATCTGTAACGGTAAGCACATCAACAGACAAGGTGCTTGGTCAAGTAACCGGTACCGGGCAGTTTGAGTATATCCCTTCATCAAACGAGAGGATAAAGATAGAAGGCAGTGACGGCAAAGCGGAGGTGACTTACTTTTTTGGTGACTTCGGCATGTATGAATTAAAGCTTTCCATGCCTGTAAGTTTCAATATCAGCATGACGGAAACCATCAAAAGTTGCGCACACCGTATGATGGTGGATTATGTAATGAGTGCTGTCCTTAATAACCAACTTCCGGAAAAGGCGAAAGAATACGCGAATTTCTTTACCGGTGACATAGAGGGTTTGCGTGATGCCTTACGTTCAAGAATAAAACTGATGGGCAGGAGACCCACGGACTGGAGTTGATACGGTGCCGGTCCCGAAAGATCGGACTATGTGCCATCTCCGGAACCGGCTTTTTCCAATGCGGACACACGTTTTTCCAGTTCGGACAAACTGGTTTCCAAGCCGCTTACATCCGGTATCTCACCACGTATCTCGATCAAGGATTTTGATATTTCCTCAATTTTTTTGTCATATTCTGATTTCATCCGTTTCAACTCGTTTATAGCGGACACCATAAGCTCAAGATTCTGCTTGGTCTGGCTCTGGTATGTCCTGAACTCTTCACGATGATCATCATACGCTTTGTCCGCCAACCTCAAGATATCAACGATTATCAATCCTGTAAATGACAAATAAAAATCACCAATTCCGGCCCATTTCCCAGAAAGTTCATATTCCTGCCATTCCTCCGATTGGTCAATATGCTTCGTCTTCAACGCATAATCTCCCTGTGTATCCGTAAAACCTATTGTAAGATCACCTGAGGATTTACAAAGGAACCGCACTGAAAGAAACAAAGCATCATATTCTTCCGTGTAGTCAACAGTTATAGAAATGTTCTCTTCCGTCAGTTCTCCTTTCTTCTCATTAAATATCCTATGTTTCTCCGGCTTCCTGATGAGGCTGTTTTTCTGTAACACTCCCCCATTGCTAATATGCAGCAACTTCCGGTACTCATACAAATCCGTATATGCCCCCAAAGCATCATCTGAAAGATTGAAAAACTCCCATCCTGTCTTATCTGAGAAAGCGGAATTATATAGGTAATTGAATGTTGATGAGCATATATCAACTGCATCAACATAACTTTCAGCCGCCAGTGACTTGTCAAAAATAGACTGGTTGTCATTACCTCCTCCCGGTAAATAAGACGGAAGGCCAACGCCCCCTCTCCTGCTATTCCCGATTTCCTCTCTTTGCGCTTCCTGTCCGCTTCCTCCCTCAAGACGGAATACTGTCAAGACTTTACCTTTTTGTTTCATAAGTCGTTATCTTAGTCGTTTTTCAGGCATGATATCATATATCAGCCGTATTCCTGATATGTTCTCTTTAGCTGTCAGTGCTGTTTCCAACGCAATGCGGTAGTATTTGAAATACTTTCCTCTTATCGCTCCCACACGTCTGGCCTGCGTTTCCCCTATCTTATACCATTTCTTTCCATCCTGTGAAGCAAACAGTATCATTTTCTGCTTACCTGAAAAGATGCCTTGTACCGACATATCCATAAGCCGTTTTAACTGCAAAGTATCCAGTTTCAACGCTCTTGTAACAACAATCCCTTTATTTATCACCTCGGAGGAATAATCATATATATCTGTGAGCCGGACAATCCTGTCTTCAATATGCACATACGAATATGGAAATATATTGACAACAGATTTAACACGTCCAAACACGGCCGTGTTCCATCTGTTTTCAGGAAGAGAAAGCACAAAAGACGTATCCATATCCTTCAGCATAAAAATAATCCGCTGGTTCGCATAATCATAGGCTATCATGGCTGTCTTGATCAGTTCAATAGGAGGTTTGTCAATCATTTCCATATTTGTTCCAATTTCTTCCGGCACAGGTTCGAAAACTCCCTGCAATGCCTGTGATATACAATCTATGGAAGCCCCATTTGTGATCATAACACCTCTGGATGAAATGAACAACACTTCCGAATCCATCTGTGTGATTGATCTGGAATTCAGGCATACGTCTCTCTGTATCGGAGAAATGGTTGAATAAAACCCTTCAGAATTGACGCTCATCGCATAATTTCCGTCAGAACAGAACAGTAGCATGGGGAATTGTCCGAACTGTCCCTGTGATATGGCTGTAGTAACCGGACACATTGCATAAATGTCACCGTTCCCTATTGTATAAACTCCATTCAATGGGAAATAAAAAGGGTTTCCCACTTCCGAAACAAACATCTTGTTGCTCAGTTCCTCAGACTGCAAGGGTGTAACGGACGGTACGGATGCTGACGATTCATTTGTATTTTTTAACAAGCTACAAAAATACGCCCCATTTAAAGTCGGATGTTCCGCCAAAGGATACTCAAACACCATGGAACCGACCACAATCACCATTTTATACGCATCTGTATCAGGATAAAACAGATATACAGGAAGTATCTGTTCCAAAACTTCCGTATCACTTTTGACTACAACATCCCCGTTGCTCCCATGTATATACGTATATATTGAAACCGAAGAATCCCCACGACCTAGAAATTGTGATATACACATGGGATTGAATCCCTTGAAAAAAGTTCTTTTCACATTTGCAATATGCAGACGGCTGTTATATGTCGTGGAAAAGTCAGGAATGATGATATCGTGTGTCATATAATCATCTGTCAATGTCTCCCTAAGTTCCAAATTGCTCAAAATATGATCCATGTCCCCTTCCGCACCAAACAGATAGCGGATGTCGCTGGAAAGTTCGTCCAGTTCCAGAGTCTTCACATGATAAAAGAGGGAGGCGTTACATATTTCCTCCTTGAACTCATTACGTACTTCCATGCCCCATGCATATGTAGCAGCAGCCTCGTTTCCAAACTTTCTATCATAAGCCTCGCTAAAAGGCCTTGGTGGATAGGAGTACTCTGACAAATCATCCATAATATATCCGTATGTGTTGCTCTTGCCTTGGGGAAGATCTTTCAACAGACTCTGACTCATGTCTATTTCACCATCCGTATAAAATGTATAGAATTGGGAGGATATAAAAATATCCACTCCTTTTATAATATCCCCCCACTCCTGTATCGCCTCCTTGTCATTGTTGGCACATGCGTATGAAAGCCATGAGCAGAATGAGGATATATAACCAATGCCGGTAAAAATCACCTGACTCAGCCGCTCAATTTTACTGACTACCACCGGTGCACCGGAGTCATTAGGCAACATAAGCACAGGTGCGGACTGCATGATGACAGAACCGTCATAAAGGCGGTATGCATAACGTACAAAAAAAGGGAAAATGAAATATCCGTCTTCTTGCTGTTCTGCTATATACTTGTTTATCTCAGCATGTACTTTTGTGGATATCCCCTGTACATATTCATCTTTTATCTGCCATTTATCCCCATTAATCCACATCTGTTCCTTCTTGTACAGTTCAAATTCTCCGCTTCTTCTTACAGTTGAATGCAAGGAAAACACCAAAAGTGGTTCCGGAGGTTTCTGCCCCAGATATTTGTAATTTCCATTTTTCCATAAGAAATAATGCATTCCGTCCTCAGCAAAGGCGACAAGCGTGTTTCCTACCGACAACAATGAACTGGCAGGTATAGACTCATCCAGCAATGTAAGTGACAATTCCCCCTTATTATTCACATCAGCCCAATATAATGACAGACCGTCTTGAAAAATAAAATGTGAATATGACGTAGCGGAATGTATATATAACAGTTTAGCGGAGTTATGACTTTGTGGAAGGATATATTTCTCTCCGGCAAGAACAGAAGGCCTGATACTGCCGTCATGAATCTCCAGCCCGACAGATGCGGAAAGCTGCCCGTCAGGAGAAATATCGGAATAAGGTGTCAGGTTAAGTCCCGAGAAAGATATTTGTTTCTCCGTCATAATACTTCTTTTTTATAAAATGAATAATAAACATCACAAATATAACAACTTACATGTTCCTGTTCTGTATATTCTGAACAGTTGAGGCTATATCCCTTACCGGAGATGTCGAGATCCGCCACACAACGGTCACGACAGTACCGTCCTTGCCTTTCAGAAAAACCGGCTTCCCATGAAAGCGCAACCTGCATATCTCATTCCCACCCCCGATTCTTTGCAAAGCACGTGTCACATACGGACTATGAATCTCACAAGATGAGGGAAGAAAAAGAAGATGGGGACGGTTCTCACACAACGGATCATAAGAGAATATCATATATGCCCTCACTTCCCCCAACACAACGATCTGTACAGAGTATTTTTCCGTCAATCCGGCTTTCCGAACACATTTTTTACTTATAGTCACATGCTTATGTCTGCCATTAACATATATATGATGCTGAAGCACGGGAATCTTAAGTTCCCGTGCTGTTCTTTTAATATCTGACGGTATGTTTGCCAGTCTCATAGCGGAAACAACGGTATCAGTTTGTACGCTACCGTCTCACCGTCATGCTCGTCCTGCACTTTCCATTCCTCAAGCCGGAAAGTGTATGAGGTTACCAGCGGATCTATTTTCAGATCATACAATATCTGGCTTGGCGGTGTCGTATCCAAATCAGCATAGCTGGAAAAGAAGCGAAGACATCCGAGGAAACGTCCTCCCACATGATTGATATGTGTCCGGTTCATCCATTCAGGCTTGCATGGCTGGAGCATGACGCTGTCCTTCCCCAGTTCTTTAAATATTATAAAAGCTCCGGTGGGCATTTTGTCACGGACAAACATCCGTCTGAAAAGAATGTCCCTGTGCAGTCTGGTATTCCGAAGACGGCATATAGATGTATAACCTGTCCTTACCGGCTCCTTTCTGTTTTCCTCCAGCCGCTTGTATTTCTTATCCAGATCCTCTATATGATCCGGATGGATCAGAATATTTTTTCTCTTGTTCTCCATGGCTAGTCCTCAATAAAATCAATCATGAAATACTCTTTCCAGGACACATCCCCGTTGTCAAAGCACACAAGCGCCCGACTCCCGTCCTTTGAAATCTTCCTTACTGTCCCCGTACAGGTGATATCCCCGTCAAAAAAGACACGCGCACCTTCCTTGCACTGTGTCCTGAATACATTAATTTTCATTGTCGTCTTTTTTATTTAAATGGTTGGATTATTAGAATACTGTTTGTTGCAATGCAACAGTTCGAAATAGCCTGTCATGGCTCCCCTTGGAAAAGCACAATGACATGGAAGACCATATATCTGACATGCGCAATGTTCGCACGGTGCTCCGGTCTGCTCATATTTCGTAACCGCATCCTTTCTTGTCATAAGCTCGTTATAATGTATCTCGCTACATTCCTTCCAGTCATCATCTTTCGGACGTACGGACATGGCCGGATCTATCTCCGCATAATAATAACGCATCTCTACTTTCTGCGGATTAGCGCGCGATACAAGTATACGTCCGAAATGACGGTAAAGCCTGTTCGGCAGCACCTTGCCTTCCGGCACGGAGCGCAACTGCGGTATGAACTGATCCTCCTTGTGGAAGAGCCGTATGAGTCTTATCACCCATAATAACATCTTTTTTCTCATGGTTCCTGTTTTTTTGTTTCCTTGCGGACATAACGATAAATAACATTCTGTGCGTTGAGGCTTATTTCATCACACATTTCTCCGAATAACGCGCTCATACGCTCATCACCGAAACTGTCTACATACCGGGTTATGTCCCGGCACTCTGCCGCAGCCTTCTTCGCCCTGACCACTACGGGAAGGGTTACGGAACGATCAAATCCTTTGAGATATTCCTCGAACTCCAGCGCCGCGCCATAAAGCATGTCAGCGAATACGAATACCTGATGCATCAACACCAGCGCCTTATCCCTCTCCTGTGGTGTAAATTTTGGTAGAAGAAATGACAACGGCACATGTTCACGAACATTCTGCAAGGCCGCAATTTTTCGTTGCAGCTCGGCCATTCTGGCGTAACGGCGTTCCTTTATCGCCATAGCAAGCTGCCTTTGTAGTTTTTCTAGTTCTTTTTCCATTTTATATCCATTTACGACGGCTGTTGCCGCCAAGGTGAACAATATTGAACATCTCCTTGACACGGTCCAACACATAATCTCCGTATAGGTTGCGAAACTGCGACAAATCCTCCATGTCGATGTTTGTCGTACCGAATGTAAGCATCTCATGCCGAAGTTCGTAACGCATCTGCAAGATGGTCTGTATGACATTGCACGACGTACCGAAATGCTTTGCATTTTCCTCCCGCCCAATCTCGTCAATTATCAGGTGTCCGGCCATGCCTTTTGTTGTCCATCTGTCAAGTGCCTCCGTACCTTGGGAGGAATAACGTAAGGCTATCTCCGTGGCCGAACGCATCTCAAAACAGATGTCGGAACGGCGACAACCGTATACCAGTCTGTTGATAAGTGCCATATAGACTTGCAGTCCTTTCAAGATGGTGGTCTTCCCGCTTCCCACCGGACCATAGAGCAATATTCCTTTCTTTCCGGACAGCACATCTGACTTATGCCATACCCATTGGTATATCTCGCTTAGCAATTGACAATTTGAATCGTCCACCATGAAATCAGGAGTAACAGTCCGCATGGAAAGTATCAGCCTGTGCTTCCAGAACTTCTCTATTTCCTCATCGGACAACATCATCCTTACGTTTCCCATCCGGAAGTTATACTTTCCCCTGTCCTCCCAGTTTGATGATGTGTGGGGGATCGATTTCATGACCGTAATTGTAGTCCTGTCCTTCGGTCCGGGCATTAGTTCTTTTATCTGTTTTGGTTCTTTCATCGGATTTACATTCAAGCTTTTTATTCAGCCAATTGGAGAAATGCCTATATTCGTCTCCCGGATTGACCATTGTACAATTCTCATTCTGAAGTTTCCGGAAAAATTCTTCCAGAAAGTCCGATAATGTTTCCTGATTGAAAGCCTTGTATCCCTCATGATGTTTGTTCATGATGAGGCCTTCCGCCCAGGAATCGTTCCGCTTCATCTCATCAAACAATTCCTGCAAGGGTTTCAAGGGGGAAGAACCAAAAACTTTTTCTTCTTCTTTTTGAAATAAAACATCATCATTATCATTCTCATAATCATTTATAGTTAGATTTGTTACGCTTTGATAGCCCTTGTTACTTTTGTTATCACTTGTTAGATTTGTTACTTTGTGATAACACTTGTTACTTTTGCTATCTTTTGTTACATCCTTATTATACCGACTGGCCATACCTCTCTTGCCAGCCTCACTTCTTTTTGCTATAATATCGTCGTATTTGTCTTTATTAGAGTCTATCTGTTTCTTTATAAAGGAGAATGCCATTTTAGCCAACGGTCTCAGCTCCGACAATGTCCCCGACTCGGCATATTCAATGACCGCATCGTACACTTCAAGTCTGACCTCCGGTGGATAATCCACTAACACCTCTTTCCATTCAGTATAAAAAACAAAAGACTTCCGTCTGCTTTCCTGTCCCATAATACGAGTATATTATTTAATCATTTATTAATAGTCAGCCTGAACAAGCCACGTTTTACAACCTTTCTTTGTATCAGTCCTTCCCTTATCATTACCGGAACAAGATTCCGCACATATTCGATAGAGATAAATTCCGTTCTGACAAAAAGATCCTGCAAGGTTCCCAAAAAGCCATCCGGCCCGCAATTTTCTATAGCGCGAAGAATACATACTTTTGAGAAGCCCAATTTAAGCAACAAGGCACGAGAAAGAATGACTGTATCAGGTGGTACGTAATCCTGAACTCTCTTATGTTCAACCAGCAGATCTGTTTCAACCGCCATACGCACACGATGGTAATCTCTCCATTGTCCGTTGCCACAGGTCAACTTTCCTGCCATACGGTCAATGTCAGTCACAGTGGTACACGCACCATTATAGGTTAATATTCGATCTCCGATTTTCAGTTTTTTAAATTGTAAGGCATTCATGATATTTTAATTCCTTTCTAATCAGTTATTCGTTAATTGGCAGTTTCATAAAACACATCCACATGGTCTTTCCATGTCTTCCAGTAGTATGGCCGAAGAGTGGTTGCCGATTGATGGCACTCAATACTTCCCTAACTGTTATCTGATCCTCATTCCATTTGAAAATCAGAACTCCGTAGTCATCCAGAACACGAAAGCATTCATCAATTCCCTTTTTTATCACCCTTGGCCAATCTTCAGGAAGTTTACCATACTTCTTGGCTAACCAACTATTTTTACCAACTTTTAGCAAATGGGGTGGATCAAACACTACCAGTTTAAAGGATTTATCCAAAAACGGCATATCGGTAAAGTCCGATACGATGTCTGGGTGGACTTTCAGATTTCGGCCATCGCAAAGAATGTATTCTTCGTCCCTAATGTCAGCAAACAAAGCCAAAGGGTTTTCTTTATCAAACCAAAACATTCGGCTACCGCAACAGGCATCTAATATGATTTTTGTTTCACCGTTCATTTCTGTTCCGTATTACGTTAATTGATTTAAAATCTCTCTTCGAATAATTTCCCTTGCGCTAAATCTGAATAATCCTTTCTTTTGCTCATGAAAATCTGCAATAGAGACTTCATTAATATAGTAATAGAAAGCTTCATAGCCGTCTGCAAAATTGCGAGCAAGAAAACCGTTCGGGTGAGTGCTCATATATCTTTCAATGGCTACTATCATCCGTTTTGCATAGCCGGGGAACATCTTAAATTCCAGCTGCATCTGCTTGTAATTGCAGAGCGGGCAACCTATGCAACCATGTCGAGAAAGGTTATATGGAGCATCGTAATATTTCGAATATGGCAAGCCACGCTCACGAATGTAATTCCAAACATCTTCTTCTGTCCATGTGAGGATAGGAAGAATATGCTTTGCGCCTTTCATCCATTTTCTTGTATCACACTGCTCCGGCTCATAATCTTTTCGATTTCTACTTTCGGCAGCTCTCATTCCTTCAATACTACGTTTGCCAATTCCATATCGCTCTTTCAGCCTCTCGCAGCAGAACCGACGTAAACGAGATGGAAAACCTTTCTCCTCAATCAGCTTAAAGAAAGATTTCTTTGGATGCATTATCTGAACTTGCGGATAGTTTTTCTTTATAAAGCTAATCGTGCCCGGTGGATCTACTGTGGTGTTAGCGTAGATCGCATTATACTTAATGCCTGCACGTTCAGCTAGGTCAAGTATAACTACACTATCCTTACCTCCGGAGAATCCGAGTGATAGCAGATCGTCACGTTCCATACTGCGAAGGAAGTCTATTGCTTGCTGCTCTTTCTTGTTCATTTCTATATTTTGCTCTAATTTATTCTAACGTACTTACCTGCAATATCACAAGTTTTTATTACCTCCGCATTATCCTCACCAAAAGCGATAAGAATACTACCACAACCGGGAGAATCTCCACGAGTGCCATCTTGACGGAAAAACCTAATTCGGTTACGCAAAAACTTCATCGCTGTTGCCTTTTTGAAGATGATATCCTGAAACATCTTTGAATCGCAGCGATTGAAAAGTAAAGCAATGCCGTTTCCATGTTCTGCCATCCGTTTAACGAAACTTTCTATAAGAGGACGGGAATAAGGTGGGTTCAACCAAACACGACCTTTCCATTCCTGTTTTAATCCATCGTCATTTTTGTTGTACATGATACTTGCTGTTTTATATAGGGGGGATACTGGGGCACATGGGTCTAAATCAAATTCACCTAATGCGTCTATAATTTCTTTCGGTGTGTACCATTCATCGGTACTATTAGCCGATTTTTCAAAAGTTGTATTCATTTCTGTTCCGTTTTGAGTATTAATTTTCTTCGATGAAAGTATTAGTTGTATTCAACACTCCGGCTGAATCTCGACTTTTGCCATCTCTTATGAAGATTCCTTCCTTTTTCAACCGTTCATAATCAAATTCATTCATCATGATAATGACAATGTTTTCATTTGTATATAGCTTGCACTTCATAAATTGAGTACCTTCTACTTTCCCAATTACGTCTATTTGGATTGTTCTTTTATTCATAATTTGCTCCTTCCTATCTTTTATTGAAGTCATTAATATAACTACGCCCAGCATCAGTTGGACGATAAACAACATCACCAAATGGTCCAGCCGATTTCGTCAACAAACCGTTTTTTATCATTTCTTCTAAATCGTCGGAAGGCTCACTATATCCACCCCATCCTTTTTTGCAGATATTGCCTAAATGAATAAGCTGCATCTTACTTAATTCTATATTCATTTGGTTCATATTTATATCGTTTTAAATCATAACATTTCTTCTTCATTACACCATTTGCTGTTGAAGAGTTCCTCCATCGGAGAAAGCAGATTATACACTTTCTCAAAATCATCCTTAGATGCTTTTGCTATTGTCATTCCATGTGTTGCCATTTCTATTAAGTTTAAGAGTTATTATTGGGGAGAGGGGCAAACAGGTTGTTCCCCACCATATATCCATTTTCTATCAGTTCCTTCATCCATTTCTCCTCTATGGCAGGAAGGAGCTTGGCTCTCCGGTATACTGTCCTATCTTTAACATTCACCTCATTGCCTTTTTTACGAAGCAAATAGTGAAGCTTGTATAATCTGTTTCTTGTTGCCATAAACCATATTATTAGAGTTTCTATATGATCTTTTTGTAGAACTTACATATCTGTCCGTACTTGTTACAGGCGCATTCGCGATGCCCCTTCGCACTACAGAAACATGAATTGCCCCGATGGTCCGAACTATTGGCGCAATTACGGCAGTACACACGTTTCGGCTCCACTCTTTTTAACGTCATAGTCACAGGGTTGAACAGGTTCGATAATAACGGCTATACCACAGCTTGAAGCCACATCAAGCTCAAGCTTGCATCCTTTAGACAGTTCCCATCCGGGAAGCATGAAAATAGCGTCACATTTCAGCAACATCGCGATATCGGCTCTCATATGCTCTCTCCAATGCGCATTATCAGGAACACCGTTATCGAAAGGATTCACAGGATCATAACCTTGTGATTCAAGTCTTTCTTTCGCCATGAGAAAAGCATGCTTCCGCTCATGAAGATCATAATGCGCTATCGGTCCACTTATATAGATTTTTACTTTACCCATTAATACTTCGTTTTAATTTTAACTTTAACGGAAAGATACAATATTGAAAGCCGTAACCTCATTATACCATTTCTGTCCATCCTTTACAAAATGCGCCTCTATGCGAAGAGACATTCTTACAGTATCCCCCATATTAAGGAGCTCTCCTACGTGTTCCCCATAGTTAAATACTGAAACCACTAGAGAAGTAGGACGCATACCCGACTGCTCTATAAGATATGTGTATTTCTCCCATGCCTTTCCGGTCTTCGCGCTGACCCCTTCTATTTTTGAAAGAACCTGCATGACCTTTCCTGTTGCTTCTACAATCATGATTTATGGTTTTAATGTTTTACTTATTCTTTTTTGATATTGCTTACGTATTTTCTGCTTTTCCTCCTCCTCGCGTTCAAGATGTATCTGACGAAGCCGTTCCAGTACCCGTCCATCAACTTGCGATATATATTCAATAACCAGATCAACAAACTGTTCGTAGGAACGACATAATTCGTAGCGTCCTCCAGATGCCTGCACGCATACCTGATATCTTTTCTGTTCTTCCCTTTGTGAAGAACCTGCCTTCATCTCAATGTTGAGGCTTGACCATTTTCCGGCAGGCAGCTGCAATATAAGGTCAGACACTCCGGCATTAGCACCTTCCGCCTTAAGACGCGCTGCCTCAGCCTTGTTTCTATATCCTCCGTTGGGAACGGAAAAGAACAAAGGTTTCAGATGTGGAAATCGGTAATGAAACCAGATCACACACCGGGTCTGTAAATCATGTTCAGGTGATTTGCTCATAACGGAACTATTTATGAATTGGTACGCATGGCTTTCAAGCGGCGGTAAATAGTGCGCTCGCTATATCCCATCTTCTGTGACAATTGCTTCACCGTCATATCCTGTGCCATGGAACGGATATAATGTATTTCTTCAAGATGAAACGAGTACGCATCAAGCATAAGTTCACGCGCCTTTTTATAGATTGAGTTGAGGCTGTGGCGCGTAAGAATATCCTGTATACAGGCAGCCTTTATGTTGGAATACATGGCACACAGTATATCTATCTCCTGTTTGGTCCAATACGTTCTTTTTATACTCATAAGTTCAAGGTTTTAAAGTGTATTCTTAATATTTGAATGCGTGGCGTAACACATCCTCCGCATTGCATTTCCATTCCGAGTTCTGCCTGTCCCCGGGCTTTGCCATCCGTATTTTCCTCTCGGCCACGAGCCTTTCAAGAACATACCGACCTCCGACCCATCTGGACGCCTCTCTCTTTGTAAATGTTATGCCCTTCTTCCTGGCAACAAGAAAAAGGTTCCCTAATTCTTCCTCTGCCTTTGATGTTTGAAAATCACGTCTCATAATTTACTTGTTAAGGTTATCATAAAATGCCCTGTTCGCCTCATATTCAGCAGCAATCTCCGATCTTGACACGTTTCCCAGCTTCTGTACAATCACATCATAAGTTTCCTGAGGCATGTTATACAATATCTCCTCAATGTAATCCTGATGCCCTACCAATCCCAGAACATACAGGAATGAGATCATACCCGCTATAAAAACTATACACTGCTTGGATAATCTGTTCATATTCATTCCTCCTGTTGCCTTTTTAGTTATCATGGTTAACCTGCATACTTGCATGGAATAAATATTTTCTGCCCACCATAATTCTTTATCGCCTCTTTACGTATCGTCTCATGAAAGTCATTGTCCCCACATTCAAAAGCCAATGCTTTTCTCACAGTTTCACTACTGACACCGAAATAAGAAGCCAGTTTAGCCTTCTTCCCATAGGGAAGCCAAATTCTACATTTCATGTTTGCTGTTTCCATATCGTTTATCTATATTTGAAAATTAATCATCGCTCATGTGATTATGATTTATAATCACAATGCAAATAAAAAGAATATATTCCTTAATTAAAAGCAAATAAAGGAATATATTCTACCAATTTTAAATTATTAACATTAAAGAAATATAGCTATGACAGTAAAAGAGAGAATTCAAGAATACCTAAATTACAAAGGGGTTTCTCCTACATCAGCAGAGAGAGAACTTGGTTGGGGAAATGGTGCCTTCACGAAAGCAAAGAGTATTACCGTAGATAGAGCAAAGGAACTTCTTCTCTATTATCCGGACTTGTCCGCAGAATGGTTACTTCGTGGCACAGGAAATATGATTTTGAATGAATCCAGTAATTCAACTCAAGCAAATGATTTTGATGAAACATGGTATAAAAAAATTGTGAACGACCAACATGATTTAATCCAAATGCAGAAAGAAAGAATTAAATTTCTAGAAAAAATGGTCCAAAAAGCAGATGAAGGAGTAAAAACTGCTTGATATGAAAAAACATTTATTAGAAACCCTACGATGGATATTAGTACTGCCTTTATCAGGGGTTGTACTTTTGGGAGCTTATCAATTAGTATTAATGACCCATTGGGTATTTTTCTTTATAAACAATGCCTTTTTTAACTGGATAGTAGAACTTTTTGCAGGTTCTATTGGCTCTGTTGCATTTATCTATACAGGTACATTAATAGCTCCACGTTTTCGCAAAATAGTTTGTTTTATTTTACTTATTTTGTATCTTATTTATTGTGTAAACACCATCGTAAAGATTCATGCAACCTACGAGGGATGGGAATTTATGGAATGGCTTAGTTACAGTCTTACAAATATAGTTGCTGCCATAGCGGGTTATATGATATGTAAGGATCAAATTAATAATGTTCTTTAGCGATAACACATACAATAATTATTAGACAAAAAGAAGTATGGAAGATTACAAATTTGAAGAAGTTGAAAAAGAAGAGGAAAAACAACTCCGCATCAGGTTGCAAGAAGCTGCCTTTAACTTGATATATAATGATGGAATCAGAAACCTTGAGGAATGGACAGACGAACTCATCAATCAATATCCTGATTTAGTATCATCAGTATATGGTGATGATTACCCTACAACTGTATCCATACTGAAAGACATGTGGAATTGTGGCGATTATACAGAACCGATAACAGGCTATTGTTTTAGTTTTTTGGAATGGGCAGAGTATTTTTCAAATGGTGGAAAAATATTTCTCGAACTGCAAGAAGCATTAAGAAATAAAGGGGATTTCTACAAAAATATTATTGACAACCAACATGACACCATCGTATTATTAGAAGAGAAAGTTAAATTCCTTGAAAAGCAAATTGAAGAAAAGAAAAATGTCAATTACGGTTAAACAATAACGAATCCGACGTTGTTTCTTCTATAAAATACCATTAGATTCTAATACCTTTTTTATTATGGAAGAAACTATAAAAAATGTCATTTTAGACCTGCAATACAAGGTTGATGTACTCAAACAAGAAAAACAATATCTACTGGATATGTGCCGCAATTGCGAAACATGCGCACAGCGATTCTGCTGCCAGTACTGCAAGAATAAAACAGCAAAGGTCATTGCCATCAGAATAAAAAGAAAATAAGGATAGAGAGATTATAATAGACGCTATTTTTAAGTTGTTATTCTAATTATTTGAAACGGTTGCTATCAGTGATGACAGCAACCGTTTATTTTATATCCCTTAATTACCTTTGTGTACAAAGTAGTGGGGCGGCATCCTCTAAGGGATGTTCTCAGTTTCAAAGCTTTCCGGATCTACCGTATATTGTATTACTTTCCGTACTGCCGCATCAGCCTGTTTCTGCATCACTCGCACATAATTGTAAATAGGTCTGTTCTTTTTCACAGACTGCCCTATACAATACTCCACCACCTCTGTCCTTATTCCTATCATAAAAGCGAACTGTGCAAATGTTTTTCTGCCGGCATAGTAAGAGAATGAAGTTTGAATGCCTATATGTTGTGCCAAGGCTGCGAAACATTTGTTGACATAACGTTGCAGATTCTTGTACCCGTTACAAAACGATAAGTTCAACCTGTTTCCCAAAATGTATTTATTGATGATTGTTTTCGCCTCATCGGGTATGGTCAAAGATGTAGTTCTTTCTCCCGTCTTGTGTTCTGCACTCTTTTTTCGTACGTATGTCATTGTCTTGCTTGACAAATCCGTTTCAACAAGGTCTGCAAGGTTGATCCCACCCAAGTAGAACGACAGGAGGAATAGGTCACGCGCCAGCATGAGTTTGCTGTCAGATGTTACCATGTCCCGAATACGCTGGAACTGCGTGACGGTTATGTCCATCAGCTTGGGTTCAGATTGCGGCATGGTAAATCCCTTGAACGGGTGTTCGTCATACTTCACCAACCCTTCGTCTATAGCTTCATTGATAGCAGCCTTGAAATGGGTCATGCGCATCTGTATATTCCCCTTCGCATATCCTCTGCGCTGCATCCCCTTGAAGAGCGTTTCCCGGATATCACGTTTTGTCAGGTAATCTATAGGTATATCACCAATGAGAGACACGATAACCTTGCAGGTATAGCGGTTCATTTCCGCGTATGAGATTCTCTTTTCTTTTTCAAGACGCTCTATTCTTCTTTCAAAGAGCTGCCGCACCGTTATCACCTCAGCTTCCTCCCCATCCTTCATCAACACTTCTTTCAACTGTGCACAGTTAGAAAACCTATTCAGATTGAGACCTTCCATCCGTTCCCGGTATATACCCAGCACATACTGTATTCTTTTGTTCATGATTGCCGCATCCTTGCGGTAACACACCTTTCCGTTTTCAAACTGGTATTCATCATCAACCTCGAATTCGGTAGAGATATACCGAACTTCCTTCTTAAAAGTTAAAGATACATAAATTCCAAGTTTACCCGACAATTTACGTCTGTTCGGGAGGATTTTTAAGTTTAAGGTAGCCATAATTTGATACTTTTAAAATTCCAGCGACAAACCCTAGCGACAAACCTTATAGCTCACCAGTGGGTTTTCTGTCACTTTTTTTTAAAAGCGTATATGAAAGACATCTTGCTTATAAAAAGCAAAAACACAACTGAAAATCAACAATTTATATTGTGTTATCAGTTGTGTTTTGTAAGTGATTCCGTTGCGATTCGAACGCAAGACCCACGCCTTAGAAGGGCTACAAGTACAATCACTTTTTATAACTGATTTACAAGCAATTATCACGCATGTCAAAAAAAATGCCGACAAACCCTTTGACAAACCCTAAATTGTCGTTGGTTATCGCATTGCGATTAATATTTTAATTCACGGCAAAATTAAAGAGGAAAAAGACAATATGAACGCCTTCCCCCTCTTTAATTACAGTTATTTAACCAAACAAGAAATATCCTCGTTATTCTCAACTTATCAGGATATAACAGAAGTCATTTTTATATCAACATTAATGCTTCTTGTATCCCGGCTTCCAGTGCTTCCTCGTAGGTGACATATACTTTATAGCCATTCCCTTTGTTTATTTCGTTCTCCATCCAGTCGCTTTCTTCTGTTGGAACATTGAAATCACAAAAAGAAAGCTTCCATCTTTTTCCAATAACAGGTTCTACATATACATACACACCTCTTATTTCACGCAGCCATTTCTGGGCGATGGATTGAGTAGGACAAGAATAGAATGATTTAGGAAGATCATTATTGGTTCGATATACGGTTTCCATTAGCTTGCCGTTATCGTTAATGATATCTTTGCAAAATTCATTAAATCCTTTCTCTTTTAGAATCTTCGCTGTTTTTAAAGTTACAAGTTCTTCGGTCATAACTATTTCTTATTTAATTCATTCAACACTTTCTGTACTAATTCATAACGTGGTAATTGCCAATCCTTCGCAATATCATCTATTTTATCGTCATAATGATTGTCGTAAACATACTGATTAAGGTTATCTATAAATCCATCATCGTCAAGTCCTTCATCGCAATCATCAAACATATCAAGTTCACAGGCTAACTTGGAACATTCACAGTGGGATACCCAGTCATCAACACGACCGTCATAAACATTGGTCTGTCTGTTGTATTTTTCTCCAACGGAAATTACTCCACCGCAAAAATTGCACCTGTGCTCTTTACGAGCGACAGGAGTTTTATCTCTTAACACTTTCATAGTTATTCTCCTTTCTTCTTTTCACATTCTTCACACTCTTCACAATGCAACTTATAAGCATGGGCAAACATTCGTAGAGTAACAGGCTCAAAGTTAAAATCCGCCTGTTTCCCTTCTATAACAACAGAAACACACAATTGTCCATCGCAAAAGTCAATATACGCTTCACCACCTCCATTTCCTTTAATGGAAAGTGTTTGTGTCTGTACGCTATTCATTATTCACCTCCTTTAATCTTTTAATTAGTGCATCAGCGCAATTAACCGCATATTTAGCGATTGCATCAGAATTACCCCCACAGTCATCTGCTACAACAGCCTTAATAATATCTTTCGCTAATTCGTACCTACGTTGTTCCCAATCAATTACTAAATTCCCAACATTCAAAAAATCAAGTTCGCATTCTCTGAAAACCATATTATCGCACACATATAGGTTATCTCCGCTATGTTGCGCGTTGATATTTACTTTGGGAATTACATCTACCAAAACTCCTGTTGATTTTATTCTTGCTTTCATTATTCCTCCTTAATTATTCGCTCATTTATAATAAACTCTCCATGAATATCAATGGGAAGCATATTGGAAACACTCGCATGATAAGTCTTACCGTCCATTGCCTTACATAGTGGATGTATTTCTTTAGGCATAGGGGCAGGACATTTTTTACAATGTCTTATCATTTCAAAATGTCTGTTTTCCTTATTGCCACAACATTCACAATGAATTGGATAGTAAAAATAAGTACGTTCCAACTGGGTTTCTTTTCCACATATTTCGCATCTGCCCCATTCTATTGAATTACACATGATTGTTCCTCCTTCTCTGTTTTAATATCTGTTACTTTACCACGACTGACAAAACAGAAACAACCCATCACATTGCATAGATATGTTTCATGCCTCATCTCACACTCATCGCATTCCTTACGCAATGAACATTTACTGCAACCAAAATTTATAGTGAACGCATCAATCATTTCATGCAGCACTCCATCAATTATTATTCCGTTTTTTACTTCCATAATTATTTTCTCCTATGCGTTTTACGGTTTTTATTCTTCTTCCTGCGTTTCGCAATCTGCTTGTTTGTACACCTATCATCTTTTGGGCGATATTTTTTCATTTTGGGTGCATCACACGGTTCTAAAGGAGAAATATCACTATATGGATTATAAATCTCATAACAAGTATTTTCATTCCAAAAAATTTCGTTCTGCATATTTTAATCTCCTTTCTCTTTAATCCGTTCAAGTACATCCTTGTTGGCTTCTAGTATATCATCAAAAGAAGGGATAGGCATCCACATGTCACACTCGTAGTCGTTCCAATCCTCAAATTCAAATCCTCCGTCTGTCGCAACGTATGGCGATCTCCCAGGTGAAACAACGATATAGCCACTAACAATCGCTCCATTTGATACCATTCTGCAAAGGACAAGCTTATTTGGCTCAGGCAACCGTTCCTTAACACTTATCCAAGGAGATTGCTTGGATTGCCATTCGGCACCAGAAATAAAGTCAACAATGCAGTATGGTTCACAATGAAGCTGCCTGTTTCTGCAATCATTGGAATATTTTTTTGCTGCTTCTTCTACTGTCTGTTTCATATCTATCTCGTTTTGAGCTTTTCAGACTACATCATTAATACTAATTTCTCCTTTCAATACTCGTTCTACCTGTCTGTCGATTATCTCTTGAAACTCTATCTGGCAGATAAGCGAGCAATCCGGTATAATCTCTTCTACTGGGTCGCCCCGCCACGTTGGTAGTTCATCAAGGAAGATACGACCGTCTTTATCCTTTAGGCAGGTAGCTCCAACATCACGCTCAATCTGCGCCATCCGGTCAAACACTTTCGGGAAATCCTTCCGTATCTTGTTCCAGTATCCCATTCCCCCTTTCACGCAACCGATGCAGTTGTTGTTATTGTAGCCCATCTTGTACATGGCCGGAATTTCAATACCAGCTTTCCAAAGCATTCCCATCGCATCCGGCTTCGTAATCTGCTTTTCAATTAGCGGAAACAGTGGCTTTGTGTTTGGGTACTGCTGTTTTAATCGGATGGCTCGGTTTATCTCTTTAGGGTCGTAATCAAAGCCCCAAACTTGACCCTCCCAAGAACCAAGTTCCTTTTCCAACTTGTAACGGACTTTCTTTTTCAGCTCAAGAGTACAAGCAGCACCATGCGCACCATTGATAAAACCTTTCCGTAGGACATCAGCAACACATGTGTATTTGTCGCTTCGGATAGTGTGGATTGGCTGACCGTACCAATCTTCACAATCAGCAAGGAACCGGATGTTATCGGGATGTCCGGAGCCAGTATCTATGTAGTAAAGCTGTACATCTTTGTACAGACTCAACGCTATCTTACAAGCTACTGCGGAGGTTACACCGCAACTAAACCAAGCTATTATCATTTTATTCCTTGTCTATATCGTTATGAGTCTTCAGACTACGTTAATATTCAATTTGTCTTTTATGAAGGATAGGATGTGTGCAATCACATCGACCGTCCACCCGTTGCCTAACATTCGGTACTGCTGTGTATCGCTGCATTCCCATTTATACCAATCGGGGATCGTTTGCAATCGGGCACATTCGGTTGGGGTAAAACGTCTAATTTCTCGGACACATAGTTGTGAACTTCCGTCATTACTATCAGTACGTGGTTCAAGCTGTTGGATATTCTTTTTCCGCTCAGAAACCTCACCGGCTTCATACTTTTTCCGTATCTGTTTTCCATATTCGGCCCTTCTTGGTGTAAGACAGGCTGATTCACGCCCTCGCATGGCAACACATATCAGATCCATATCAGAATGGTTGCCACCCGAATGTGCACCGGCGGTAAAACAGGAAGCCTTGTTTTGGTCCTTCTTAATTTTTCCGTCCCTTGAAATCTTCACATAATTGTCAGCATCCCCCATTTTATGAACACGTTGATTGATTGTCCTACATTTCACTTCATATGGAAATTCAAATGGTTCAAACTTACAGGGGGAGAAAGTTTCCGTTTCCTTTCTTGAGGCAAGACAGGAGACCATTTTATCACTTAGAAAAAACTTATCGTCCACTTCATCTTCAAGTATATCTTTCAACAAGATTCCTTTATCCACAGGCTGCGGTATGTCCGAATGCAGCTCACCAAACAGTCCATCTCTCCTTGTCTGGATATTCGTCCAATATATACGCCTCCTATTCTGCGCTGATACCAAGGCGGAGTTGATGTGCACACCATATACACCGATAGCCTCACTTAATACCCTTTCCCATTTCTTTCCCATTTCTACGTTTTCAAGAAGAAATAAGACGTTAGGATTGTATTTCCGTATATCGGTTAGGATACGCATATACTCCCAAAACAGATAAGACTCTCCTTCGAACTGAAAGCCTTCCTCTTTTAATTCCAAATAGCGATTCAGAGTGTATATCTCTTCCTTGTCGATAGTGGACATCCCAACACGTTTGCCGGCAAAAGAGAATGACTGACAAGGACTGCCACCTATCAACAAGTCAATTGGTTCCAACTGAGATACATCTACCTGGGTGACATCTCCGAGCTGAATTGTGTTCGGGAAGTTCAGCTGTGTCTGCTTGATGGCGTGCTTGTCTACTTCGGATGCGTAGTACACTTCCGAGATAATTCCAAGCTGCTTTAAGGCTATTTGTCCACAACTCATGCCATCGAATAAACTAAGTACTTTCATTTCTTTTTATATCGATTTGAATTATTTTTTCCGTTGAATTTTCTTTGCCATCTGTCGCAACTGTCTGGCCTTATCTAGCGAACGTATGCCTCTACAATTGTCTTCAATTATTAATGCCGCTTCTTTTAACAGTCTGAGCAATCGTACTGTATCTGTCTTACATATTTCCATTATTCGCTTGCTATAATGATTACTACCTTGTTCTTTACATCAAACCTGTAAACGGGTAGTGGTACGGATGTTCGGACATATTCCTTGTTTTCAGATTTCATATAATATCGGGAAAATTCCACAGAAGCCTCTTCTCTGTTCACCGCTATTATCGAGATATAGTTATCTTCGTCTATTTTAAAGCGATAATAATCCATGCCTGCTTGTTTTATAATATCATTGGCCTCCCTGTACCTAGATATGCTCAACCGGCTGAATGGGAGCGAATGAAGTGATATCATCTGATCAATAGCTAACTTTGTACTGTCATACAGGTTTATCCCGTCTTCAGGTATTGTATAAATCTGCAAATTCAAGCTGTCGGCCTGTTTATCCGCACCTATAAGAAGATTATTAATCCAACGACTGATATTGACGCCTTTTGCTTTCTGACTCTCTATCATCTGCGCCACATCCGGAGTCGGTCTAAAATTGATTATTTCTGCCATATATTAAATGTATTACGATTATTACATAACACAAATTAATATGACAACTGTAATACAATGGTTATCCAATTTCCAAAATATACACCAATATTGTCAGTCTTCATGCCCTTCCTCTCCTTCTTCATCGGCAGTCGGATCAGGCAAGTTTCTGTACCTTGCATTGAGCTGGGCTATCTTCTGCTCCGCTGAGAGATCTCGTTTTGCGTTTTCTTTAAAGTCTACGGACGAAAGAGACGGCATGGCATATTTGATAATTCGGGAAACAGCAAGCACTTTATCACTAGGATCATCAATAGCCTCTATTATCTCTCCCATACTCTCAATAAACGGAGCCAGTTGCTCCATAAGCTTGTTTCGATAATGACGGACAGTCCTATATCCTTTTTTAACTCCCCCCACCTTTGGATGTCCTATTGTAAATTTACCATTTTCATCATGAAGAGGCTTTGTGTTTTCCTTAGTGCAAAGATGCAATAATTCCGGACGGGCAAACATGGTAATCCCATTGTCAAGTTCCACGCATATATTATCGTCCGACTCAACTTTGACAACCGTGCCTTTCCATGAGGTTCCATCAAGAGCCACCTTGTCCCCTTCCTTATACAATATACTTCCGTCTTGCATTATATCAACATGATACAAATGTAACTGATTACTTTTGATATTAAATAATAAAGTGCAATTTACGATTTATGGGACTTTTATCCAGTGTTCTAGGCGGCAATAAAGCCTATAAGGAATCAATCAAAGATCTTCAAAAGGCGAAGGATCTTGAAATGAACTATTATCAGGAACAGGCTTACGCTGATCCTCTTCAGGACAGTGCGAATCAGGCGGCTCTGCGTCAAGCCAGAGAACTGCTGATGGCAAACAACAAACGGACAGCAGGAAGCGCCGCTGTAACAGGTGCTACAGATGAGAGCGTTGCCTTGCAGAAGCAGGGAGCCAACCAGTCACTTGAAAATATTACAGCCGGAATAGCCTCAACCGCCACTGCCAAAAAAGATCAGGCCATGAAAAATTATCTGGATGCAAACCGATCATATACGGAGGCTATCAATAATGTGAAACAACAACAGGCCCAACAGGAATCATCGGCATTAGGAGGTCTTCTCAATACAGGTATAACGGCTGCGGCCACTGTTTTCGGTGGCCCCATAGGCGGTGCTGTAGCCAGTCAAATCACTAAAAAGAAATAGCAGGTATGGCAGTTACGGACAGATATACCAATTATCAAAAAAGAAAAGAAGCTGCCGGCATTGTCAATCCGGAGGAAGAGCGGCAGATCCATGATGAGTCTGTGGCGAGACAAGCTGAGGAAAACGCACGGGAACAGTTGCCGTTACGTCCCACGGTGGCTGTTCAAAAACCTGCGACGAGTGTGTCTACAGTCAATACCGTTCAAGAACGGGAAAATGCGGACAAGCTTCCCGTCCAGCTTCCTGGTACAGAAAAGCCGTGGCAGGAAATGAGCGCACAAGAAGCCTATGCGGCTCATCCCCAGCTGTCACCGGCCGCATACCTGTCAGGAGTGGCTTCTTATCGCAAGAAAAAAGGACAAGAGGGATTATCTTACACCGAACTTGCGGAAGCCCTGAGAGGACGGGACCCGTTACAAAGCGAGGAGGACAGAATTAATGCCGAAAGACGTTTACGTGCCGCCGAGAGTATCAATGCTGTAGGAAGTGTTCTGGCCAATCTGGTGAATGTGGTAAGAACACGAAGAGGCAATCCGTCAATGAATCTTTCAGGAGCCGGACGTGAAGGCCAAGCACGTATTGACAGAATACGCCAATACAGGGACAATCTGTCACGTCAGAATTATCAGGACTATATCGGAGCGATCGCACGTGACAGGGCCGAGCAGGCGAGAATAGATGTAGAGAAGGCCCGTCAAGACCGATGGAAGGCACAACAAGCAGCAGCAGAACGGGAATACAACTGGAACACATATAAGTTTGAAACCGAGCAGGCTGCAAAAGCGGCTGAATCCAAACGTAAGGCGGAAGAAAACGCCGCTAAACAGGCGGAAATCGAAAGACATAATAAAGCCACAGAGGGAATCAGTCTAATGAGAATAGATAATGATTCTCAAAAGCAAAATGGCAAAAAAAATAAATATCCTTCATATCGCATAAGTGGAAAAAAAGGCTTTTCCGGCAGTACAAGAGCCTATGACCTGAATAAAAATGAAGATGTCGCACTAATGTATAACGATTTGGAAAAAACATTCGGCCTTCAGGCGGATGAACGCCCCAAATCCATAAAAGGCATGAGAGATTATATTCTCTCCATTTATGGGAAACAGCAAAAAGTGGAAAGCGGAGAAGCGTTCAATCCCTCTTCAAAACCGGAAAACAAATCATGGTCATTGAAGGGGAATAATAGTTGGTCACTAAAATAACATGAATCATGCAAGATAATAATACAGCCAGAAAGAAAGTATATGACGTATTAAGGGATAAAACCGGATACTCTGACTCATATGAGGATTTTAACAAATTCATGGATGAAAATGAGGAAGCCAGAAAGAAAGTATATGACGTATTAAAGGATAAGACCGGATACTCTGACTCATATGAGGACTTTAATCAATTCATGCAACCAGTTGATTCCTCTGTACAAATACAGCAACCTAACAACACCCCTCAAACTCCAAAGTCTGATTACTTTCAAACAGGCAACGGATATGACCCTGTTTCAAGAACATATTCAGGTGGTGTCGGAACACAGGAGGAAGCGGACAGGATTTTTGATATGAGAAACTATAATCCCAGCACACGTCCCGGCTTACGTGAACAAGTGCATTCAAAAGACAACTTTCAGTTTATCCCCCCCTCCACATCGCAAATGGAGTCAGACAAGGCGGAGGTTTCAGCTAGATATCAATTTTCTCCGATAAATTTGGGAGAAAGATTGAAAGTAGATATGGACAAAGGAAAATTGGACAAACTATTTACGGTTGAAGAAGAAAGCCGCTTGGACAAGGAATATACCCCGCGTTCCATATCGTCCATGAATGATGTATATAACAACTATCGTGACAGGTTTGCCCTGACAGAAAGAGGAAGACAGCTTTCGGAAGAAATGGCCGGAATACAGAAGGAGATTCAAGACAAATATGCCAACCGGTTTCTTGCCTCAGACGAATACAGGAAGCTGTCACAACAATATAAAGGGAACGAACTTAACCAAAAAGCAAACGAAGCGTTTCAGAAGACCTACGGAGAGGTCATTAGCAAGGAATTGGAATCATATCAGGACGTATACAATAAAGAGATAACTTCACGTTACGGTACAGACATGAAGCGTGATCTTGCCGGATTTGTCAAAAAGAGCGTAGGCTCCCATCTTAGCACCCTGACCAATGAAGTAAACAAAGACCTTGATAACATAGAGGAAAAGATTACCAAACAAAAGAAAATACTAAGAAACGATTCCGGTAATGCGATGGTGAATGCCAGAATGAATACAAGGGAAGATCCTACATTAGCACAGTACCGAGGAGAAAGGACTTATTTGGAAGGGGCGAAAGACCTTATTGATGAATCGAACAATATTATAGAGGAAGCCGGGAAGAAAGGAAAAACAAACTTTTTTAGCGGTCTAGCGCGTGGTTTCGCCGATACCGCATTTGATCCCAAACAATGGACTTTAGGCATATCCGACATGATAGGCGGCATCCGTCTGAAAAATGTGGTGGAGAAAGCGGATAAAGGAGAAAAGCTCTCACCTTCTGAAGAGAAGTTGCTTGACGCCGCTGTCACCAACATGGCGGTCAACGCCTATTATTCCTCCGATTTGGGAAGAGGATACAAGGCTGGACAAACCACAGGAGCCAGTATCCCGTTCATGCTGGAATTCGCCATAAACCCGATATCGGCGGCAGGTGAGGGAATAGCCAAAAGCATTCTAAAATACGGTATGAAGAAATTCGGCGCGTCCGCCATGAAAAAAGGAATGTCAAAAATGGGGGCACGTCTTGCCGGAGACGCTTTGGCCGCAGCAGGAATGGAAGGAACAACAGGACTGGCGCGTGTCACCGCAGGAGCACAAGACAGAATGATGGGGAATATTCTGTTTGATGTTGACAAGGATGGAAACTTGACTTATGGAGGACGTGAAGGAGGAATGGATATGGGTAAAGCCATCGGCAAATCAATCGCTTCCACTTTTCTTGAGAACCAATCCGAGATGATTTTCAACGCATTCAAAGGACTGGGCAAAGGAATATGGAAGAATGTGGAAGAGACCGTTCCCGGTGGCGCAAGTGAATTCATGAAATATATAACGAACAGCAGGGCCGGTAAGCTATACAGGGAGATAAAGGACAACCCTACTTTCAAAGAAGCCGCAAAAAAAGCGCAGTTCCACGGGCTACCCGAAGAATATATGGAAGAGGTGTATAATAATCTTGCAAATGTCCCGTTAGGTGAAATGACCTTGGAAGAAGCCACAGACCTTGACAACAATATAGACACATTCCTTGGACTGGCTCCCACTTCCGTCGCTTTCGGCTTATTAGGACTTGGAAGCATGGGGGCTGAAAGGGTAAGACACCGCCAGAAGATGAATGCGGCTTTCGGAAACATGACCAAAGAACAACAGGAGAAACTGTCCGAACTGAAACGTATGTCAAAAGAACGTGGCAATGACGACATAAGGATTTTCATCAAAGAAACCATGAATGACGGTAGCCTCAGCAAGGAAGAGAAAAAGGCCGAGATAGAATATGCGTTTGACATTGCGAAGAACAATGCCATGGAGGACATTGCAGGAGAGCAGACCCGTGAGGAGTCCGAAAAGCGCACGGCAGCACAAGAAGAGGGAACGGATATCTATACAACTCATGATCCAGTAGCCATGCGCACGACAGTCCTCCGTGAGGAAGTTTCCCGTGAACGCCTTTCATCCGTACTGGATGATGAAGCCATAGATGCGCTTGCCGGTGCCAATGACGCCCAACGTGCGGAAATGCTGGATGTCATGGACGAAGAGACCAGACGTTTGGCTACGGACTACCTACGGCAGAAAGACCGTCATGACGCAGTTGAGGACGCATTGGATGAGGCTCATGCTTCCGAATATGAACAGGCGGCTGTCAAAGTCCAGCAAATGTCTCCCCAAGGACAAGTTGTCACTATTCCGTTAGGAAGATTCGGAGACAAGGAGCACAGTTACGGAGTTGTCATAAATGGTATAGATGCCACTGGGCAACCCGGAGAAACAGGCACACTCATGGTAGTGCCATTGGAAAACGGTCCAGAAGGTCCGATATTCGCCTCATTTGATGAGAATAATGCCAAGACTGTAAGAATCAATGCAGACACAGAGATCTCAATGGTCGGACGGGATCAAGTTCTTGAACAAATGCTTGGCGCATACAACGCCGATGCCGCAATCATGGAAGCACAGCCCATATCCGCAGGACAGACATTCAGCATAGCGGATGATAATGGCACAGTGACCGGCATTTCTGTTGTTGGTCAGGATACAATGGGCAATTGGTCCGTACTCATGGAAGGAAGTCGGGAGCCGGTTTCTGTCAGCGATGAACAACTCCGGGCCATGAAAGACAATGTGGACAAAGCCGGAATACGGACTGAATACGCACAAGAGGATGAAAATAGAAGACAGGAAGAGTTAATTCGGAAATTCAGTCCGGAAGTACTTGCATTACAACCCGAAAAAGGTGACAAGATATATACAGGAGGCAAAGAGATAGTACTTGATGAGGAAGTTCCCGGCGGATGGTCCGGGAAGATCATAGACAACAACGGTAATGAAACAGGTTCCGTACTCGTGACAGAAGAGCAATATTTCAAATACAAACAGTCGCTATTTGACGCACAAAGAAAAGATGATGCGGAAGCGGCTCCGGAAATCGGCGCCTCCTATATCACTCCAGAAGGAGAAAGTATGACCATTATCGGTTTTGATGAGGAAATCGGAGGTATGTTTGTCGTTCCAACCGATGAGTACAATGAGGTCAAAAGCGATGAGGTATCAATGAATATATTGGAAAATGAAGCATACCAGTTAGGTGCGGTTCCCGTCCAAGAGTACACCGATTGGGTGAAAAAATCCAAGAGTTCAACAAATGAAACCGCTCCTGAAGGAAAAGAGATGGGAAACCAACCATTGCAGGAAAGCACAGAGAGTCCGACTTACGAAAAATCCGAACTGGACAAACTTATATCCTCCTTTCCTAAAAAGAAGGACGGAAGCATTGATTATGAATCTCTGACGCCACAGCAGTCATTCCAATACACAAATCTGACAGAATCACTTGAAACCGCTCTGGATGACTTGAGAAAGGATATAGAGGCGAGTGATGCACAGATAGCTAAATTGAATGAATCCCTGTCATCCGCCACACGGGGAAAAAGAAATGAGATAAGGGACGCTATTAGAGAAGCAAAAGCGGAGAATGAAGAAATAAAGAATTTCTACAACTCTGTCATACCCATAACAGAAACTAATAATAACCAAACAAATGGAATATCAGAAAGCAGTAAGACTGGCACGAATGGAAATGACACAAATGAGCCCGTACCAGTTTCAGAAACAAGCGAACAAGGCAAAGAAAGAGGAACTGAGAAGAGACCCGAAGCTAAGGGAACAGGTGAAGAACGCATGGGACCAGAGGGAATTCCGGACACTGGCAGGAAAAATAGTATTCAGAAGCCTGCTGCGAAAATATCTGAGTCAATAACGGATACGGAGCTTCCGGAAAATCCTCTTGTTCAGGAAATTCTGTCACGTACCGAGCCGGAAACTTTGGAAGAGCTTGCATCCTTGGTACTGGGAAAATCCCTGTTCCTGCAAATGACAGGAGAAAGAAGTGTCAGAAACATGACTGGCTTAAGTCACAAAGACCTGACGCCATTTCTTTCCATCTTCAGAAAAAAAGAGAAGGGGGGTATGACCGTAGAAGAAGCCGGAGACAGACTGATAAGCATCGCCCATGAAAGTTATCCGGCAATAGTGGCGAAAGAAGGACTGGAAAATGACAATACCGGCATGGCCGGCACAAACGCGATCCTATCCGTTCTACAACAAAGCCGAACTTTTGGTGATATCAGCAATATGATAAGAAACAACAGAACCGCAGAAGCGCAACGCGCCATAGATGCGGAAAAAGAATATGAGGATGAACTGAAAGAACAGTTCTACCAAGAACAATACCACATGTCTCCGGATGAATATGAAGCATGGGTTAATGATGAGGCCTTTTCTGAATCAAATGTCTATTCGAATGAGGAAAAGTCTGAATTTTATAATACATTTGCCGATGAAATAATAAAGCAACAAGAATATGACAACAGAAGAGAGAATCCAACTGACGAAGGAATCGGAACGCGTAAAAGCGATGAGCAAGGAGGAATATTTGGCATACGCGAAAGAGGCGATGCGGTTCTGCAAGGAGAAAAACCTGTTCATGCCGTCGGAACTGAAGGATATCAAGGAAAATCCGGACAAATGGAAGGACAGACTGATGAAGGACTGCATCCTCAGAATGACAATGTACAAGATAACACATCCACAAACAAACTCCTAGACCATATCGCGGAAGCACGCGAAATGGTCGACACCTCTCCTACTGAAGCGCAGAAGGAGGCCGGCAACTACAAAAAAGGTCATGTCAGGATTGACGGATACGATGTGACCATCGAGAATCCCAAAGGTTCTGTCCGTAGCGGAAGGGATGCCAACGGGCAGGAATGGAGCATTACCATGAACAACGACTACGGTTATATCCGTGGTACGAAAGCCGTGGACGGTGACCATATAGACATCTTCCTGTCAGACAATCCGTCCGAAGGAAATGTGTTTGTAGTAGACCAGCTCAATGAAAAGGGTGAGTTTGACGAAAGTAAGGTAATGTACGGTTTTCCGTCTATGGATGAGGCACGTTCCTCTTATCTTGCAAACTATTCTCCCGGTTGGGAAAACCGAATAAGTGCCATTACAGAAGTAACGAAGGATGAGTTCTATAAATGGATTGATTCTTCTGTAAAAAAGACAAAGCCGTTCTCTGAGTACAAGAGCGTGAATCCTGTGCAACTTGCACCTTCCATAGAATCCGCCAATGCGGACAGAATGAAGGACATAGAAACAAGACTGGCCGAAATAGAGGACAGGAAGATAGAACTGGAGGATATTCTGGTAGAAGCCGGAAATGACTCCGTTGAGAGAGACGCTGTTTTCTCCGAGCAACAGGAACTGAACCAGGAACAGCAGGAACTTGAAGCCGAATATTCCGGCTTACACGCAATGAATGACGAAAGCAATGAGATACTTGCTTCCGAAGGCAGTGACATCCGGTTTCGCGAGGTTGGAAATGAGGAAATAAGCTCTTTCGCCAACAAGCACAACCTTGATGAAGCCGATGTAAAAAAGTACGCACAATCCATGAAAATGAAAAATCTGGGTGGCGCAAGTTATGCTTTCAAATCAATCAGCAGAAATGTGCGTCTCCAGAACTCCAACCTGTCATTAGGGCAATTCGTAAAAGTTTTTTCTCCGATCAAAAAAGAGCTGTATGAAAAGTTCGGTGATGTGGATGCCTTGAGAGATGAATACGTGCAAGAGGAAATGAAAGCCCGTAACATGATGGAAGCCGCCCGTAAACGTGCAGAGGAAGAAGCCGAATCGGAAAAGAAGCGTCTAAAGGAATTTGAACTGATGACGGATGAAGAGATGGATGAGGCCTATTTAAAGGCTATGAAAGAAAATAATGAAGCCCGTATGCGTGATATCATAAACGAATCCGCACGAAGAAACGGTTATGTTTCCGCCGATGAATTCAGAATGGCACACCGCGCCCCCTCTTATGATGAGGAAGGTATTGATAAAAACATGGTTGACATTGCCGCAAACAAAGATCAGATACGCGAATCCTTTAATGAGCAGCTTCGCATGAACAGGGATCAATACAGAAATGAAAGTGCCGCCGCAATCAATGAAGCATTGTCTGCCATTGACAAAGGAGAAAAACCGACCGTTACCATCTATCGTGCCGTTCCAAAATCATTGAAAGAAGGAAAGGTAAGAAACGGTGACTGGGTTTCCCTGTCTGAATCCTATGTAAAAGTTCATGGAGAACATGCCTTAAACGGCAATTACAGAATTATGAAGGAAGAAGTACCGGCTGAAAATCTATATTGGGACGGGAATGATATCAACGAATGGGGATATGATGACAGGAGCGATTACCGCTACAAGAATACAAAAAACAACCGAAAACTGAATGACCTGATAACCCGTGACGACAAAGGTAATGTTATTCCTCCTTCCAAGCGATTCAATGCAAGAAAAGCGGATGTAAGATATCGTTTTATTGGAGAGAAAGGCGCATCCCAACTGGATAAGGCAGAGGAAGCAACTACCCGCCTTGATAACCTGAATGTGGCACGAGAGATGGAATCCGCTTTCAATACGAAGAAAGAGCGCATTGAGAAGCTGCGGAAGAGTGAGCCGATAGAGATTACGGGTAAAGAGATAGAACCGAGCGATGACTTGAAACAGTACAAAAAAAATGCGTTGGAATATGGAAAGTCATTACGTGGAGAATATATCAATAAAGATACGGGAGCTATTATCTCTGTGACAGGAGGCAATAGTCGGGGAGGTATTCGTGAAATATTGCAGCATGATTATAAGGATGTAGAACATCTGCAATCTATCGCAGCCGTACCTCAGATTATTGAAAACTCCGTCTTCATTGAAGAACTTGCCAACGAAGATTTGGAGAAATATCCCGGTGTAAAATCATTCTCTTATTATGTATGTGGATTGAAAATAGCCGGTGTTGACTATACTGTGAAAGCTGTTATCGCCAATCAAAACAATGGAGAACGGTATTATGACCACAAACTGACTAACATAGAGAAAGGCAAATTACTATCCATTGCCCCAACAATACAAAAAGCTGGAATAGATGGTAACCCGCCTTTATCTGATGTCAAAGATAAGCGTTTGCTTTCGATTCTCCAAACAAATGAAAAAGAAAATGCTAGGAAAATCAAGCAGGCTACAGGTTGGGAACGTGGGGCTGACGGAAAATGGAGATATGAAGTGGAGGATTTCGAGATTGATCCGAAAGGACTTGCGCGAAAAAACAGACTTTGGTCCAACCTGTCATGGGGCAAAGAGTATGATGCGCTAAGCGACAAACTGTTTGATGGAGTAGAGCTGACGGAAGAAGAAGCAGCCCGTTTTGATGAATTATCAGAAAAGGCAGAAGAACTTCGCGCCACATACGAAGCTAACGACGTGCATTATCTTGACGATTATGTGAAGGATGAGAATTTGTTTAAGACTTATCCGGAGTTGAAGCAGATACGCGTGGAGATATACAACGCCCCTACAAGCAATACGGGAGCGACTTATTATGGAAGCCAAAACTTGATACGTGTGAATGAGTTTGTTCTAGACAGGGCGGATTTCCGTAGTATCTTAGCGCATGAGGTACAGCATGCCGTACAATCAATTGAAGGATTCGCTCGTGGTGGAAACAGTATGACTTATAGAAAATACCTTGACGCATTAAAAGAAAAGCGCGATGCCTGGTCCATGATTGAAGAGTTTGCTGACAAGCGTGAGGAACTTGGAGAAGACGCTTCACAGATGGATGTTTATAATGCTTTGGTAAATGAATATCACTCAGATGGATTCGAGTTTGGGGATGGCTTTATCCCCAGCCGTAATGCTTTTGATAAGGGATTCAATCTTTGGGTGCGAGGTTATGATAAAGAAGGATATGAGGATGCTTATAATGAGTATCAATCTCTTATTGAAAAATTTGGACTTGGTGGAGAAAACGACAGATACAATGAACTATCAGGTGAAGTTGAAGCACGTAATGTACAATCCCGTATGAATATGACACCTGAGAAACGCCGCAATACTCTTGCTTCGGAAACGGAAGATGTAGCACGAGAAGACCAGATATTTATAAACGACGCTTTGGAGGCTTATGCTTCTGTGTCTGCTCCCATGAATACAGCAGTGAATGAACTTTCTGAGTCTCTTCATACACCTATAGAAAAAATCACTTCCGAAGACCAGCTACCACAAGGCGAGGCGCGCAGACGTATCGAATCAGGAGCCAATATCAAAGGATGGTACTCACCAAAGGAGAACAAGGTATATCTATATATGCCAAACACAACATCCGTGGAGGACGCACAGGCGACTATATTCCATGAGGTGGTGGCACATAAGGGATTGCGTGAGCTGTTCGGAAAGGACTTCGATACCTTCCTTGACAATGTATACAACAATGCCGCACCATCAATCAGACAGGCCATCAACCGGATGGCGGAAAATGAGAACATATCCATCCGTACAGCAACTGAAGAATATATGGCAGACCTGTCCGAACGCGGACCGGCCACCTTTGCGGAGCAGTCCTTGTGGACACGAATCAAAGCCTTCTTTATAGACATGCTCCGTAAAGCGAAAGTGAATCTGGGATTTGAACTGACGGACAATGAGCTGAGATACATCCTTTATGAAAGCCACAACAGACTGAAACAGTCAAACTATCCTGTTGATGTGGCAAAGGAAACCGTCATGCGTTCAAAACTGGGAATTGGTGAGTTCTCAGGCAGTTCACGTACCATCCCGTCTGTTCCTCAGGGAGAGACCTTGTTCCGTATTCCAGGAAAGGAAGAAAAGAAGGAGATTATTAAAAATCTGAAAGAAGAGATACGGGAATTGAAAAAGCAATTGGATCAGGCACGAAAAGGAAATAAAGAGGAATACGAGACTGCGTCAAGAGCCATGCTTTCCTTTATAGATCAAAGACTGACCAAGGAAGCGGGAGAAGAAATGGGGCCACATATGATAAAGTCACTGATTGCCCAAGTAAACAAGGCCGCATCAACAAATAAACTCAAGGAACCACTAAATCTTGTTGAAAAGTTGATAAACTATGCCCAATATGACAGTTCGGTGAAAAGGATGCAAAAAATGATAAAAACGAAGCTTTCCGGGCAGGATACAAGAGGCGTATCAAAAGGGATAGTTGTTGATGAGGCTACCAGACGTGTGTTTGACAGTATACGATCCGCTTACAAAGACCTGTTGCTAACAAGCGCTGACAGTGAACTCCGTGCCGTAAGAAGCGAAATTGTAAAACTGGGAAAACTCATAAAATCTGAGACATCCCCTGAAAGCATCACCATACTTACCGGTCAGCAGAATGAAATGAAAAGCCGAAGGGATAATCTATTAAAAGAAAGAGCCGAACTGCTGAAAACTAAAGAACTTGAATCCGTTGAAGAGATACGGAAGCGCCGGGAAGAGCTAGAGAATGCCATGGATGAAGCGGCGGAAGGAACAGGTGTGTTCACACAGACTATGGCCGATGAGTATGATTCTCTTTCCATACGCGAACTATTGGCCGAATCCAGAAAAATGAAACGAGATCTGGACAAACTGGAGGGCGATCTTGTGACCACCAGAAGAGCCGCCTACAACAACAAGGGTGAAGCACGAAAGTTTTATCTGCAGGAGGCTGAGAAAATAGCTGCACAGATACCCGTAGCGCAGGAAGAGTTAATAAGGATAACCGATAATGTGTACAATGAATTGAAAGAACTTGTTGATACCGGGAAAAGCCGCCTTGCCATGCTGAACAAGGAAAAAGCCGCGCACCGGGGAAGAATTATCAGCATGGGAATAAATGCCGTAAAAGATAAAAGAATAAAAGGTATAAACGAGAAAGAAACAAATATGGAAAAAACTGTGTCCATATTGCAAAGCATCGGTGACTTTATCGCCTATCCCATGTATAGTTTCGATTATCTGCTGAAAGCCATAGACAGGAACCACGCCATAGGAAAAGGCCCCTTATACGATTATTTCATGAAAAGCAGTCATGGAGTGGTGGAAGCCAACGATAGGATATATTTGGGGGTAAAGGCTTACAACAAAGAACTGGAAGAAAAAATAAAGGAACTGTTCGGAAAATCAATGGAAAATGTATTCAGGGATTCTCAAAAATCAGAAAAAAGGATTCACAAACAATATATGTACGACAGCAATTACCATAAGGAGGGCGACCTGTATGAGGCAAACCTAAACAAAGGGCAGGCGTTCTATGTATGGCTCACATGGAGACAGCCGGACGGAAAGATGAAGCTAGAGGCGGACGGATGGACGGAAGACAGCATGACCGAGATAGAATCCTTTATAGGCGATAAATACATGAAACTCGGAGAATGGATCACAGACGACTTCTTTCCAAGGCTACGAGAAGAAAGGTACAATCCGGTCCATGTAAGAATGACGGGAACCAGCATGGCTTCACGGGAGAATTATTTCCCTATGGTCATAGCCAAATCCGAAATCCGTGAAAAGGGGGAGCTGGGAGAAACAATCATCGGTATGCCAAGCACAATAACCGGAAACATAATCAACCGTACGATAAATACCCTGAAGGTGGACACTAGCAGAAACGCTTTTGATCTGATGCTAAAATACGGAAGAGATATGGAAACTTGGGCGGCAACGGCTGAGCTGCGCCAGGATCTTAATTTCCTGCGGGGAAGCAAGGCTTTCAAGAACTATATGGAGGCGAACCATAAAGGAATGTTTGATATCTTCATGAGAGCGGCGGAGGTGGCCGTACGGAGTTTCAACGACAAGCAGAAACAAGACTCGCTCAACAACGGACTAAACAAGATACTAAGGTATTGGGCAGGTTCCAATATCGCATTCAGACTCAACACCGCAATGAAGCAGGTGCTCTCCTATCCGGCATTTTCCGCATACAGCGGAAATCCGGGGTATCAGGCTGATTTGTTCAAATACATATTCACCCCGGCAGGAAACATGAAATGGGCGAAGGAGTATCTTCCTTCTTTTGAAGAACGGGTTGATACGGGAAATATGGGGATCGAAGCATTAAAGGATGAAAATGCATTCAAAAACAAGCTGGAAAAACTTACCAATGCAGGCATGTATCCCAACAAGCTTATTGATGCGCTGACATGTGCGGCCGGAGCGAGAGCCGTTTACAATTTTGAATATAAACGTGCGCAAAAAAGAGGTCTGGGCAATGAGGAAGCCGCCAATTTAGCCAAATACAACGCTGAAATAGCATTCAATGAAAGCCAGCAGAGTTCCAGCCCGGAAATGATGTCCCCCATGCAGGCAAGCGGCAATGTGTTCTACAAGGCGCTGACCACTTACCAAAGCAGCAACATAGGATACCAGCGGATGGGTATTGAGGGGCTTCTTGAAATGGCACGAGCAAAAAGGATATACAATCTGAACATTGAATCCGGAATGAATAAAGACGAAGCCCAAAGAACAATGATGGGCAGCTATCTTACCGGGCTGAGGAAAGCCACCTTCGGACTATTTGTAATGGGAGGCTTGTGGGCGGCAGGAGGATATGGTATTGCAGGAATCACAGCACCACTCATATCCAATATCTACGCCATATTCGGATACGGGGACGGGGATGAGGATTTATGGTTCACTGATGAACAATTGAAAAGCATATTTTTATCTGCTGCTTTAAGTTCCTTGGGAGGAACTTCCATTGGACAGTTTGTCAACGCCATATCACAAGGGAAAAAATATGATCCTCTCTCATTCATTACAGAGATGTCAAATCTGATAAGCGAGGCGGTAAAAGACGGATTCAACCTGAATGTACAAAGGGAGCTGGCCGCCAAATTAGGGAAATTTGCCGGATTAAATGTAGAGACACTGGAAAACATTTATCTGGGAGCCGAATCCGCCATAAGGGAAGGACGCCCCGACCTTGTAGATTTTATGTTCCTAATCAACCTTCCCAAATCCCAACGAAAGGAAATGGCCGAGAAACTATACAAGGATATGGGACCTTATGAATATCTGAACAAGATGTATGAGGCTGGAAAACTGTTTAATGACTACAGAAAGAAACTGCCCTATTCAGACGGAACATCTAAAAGGAAAGACTCTGAAATAAAAAAGAAATACATCATCAACAACCTCAATGAAAAAGAGAAGGAAACTTTGAAAAATGAAAAAGAGTTCCTAAAACTCAAAAGAAAATATGACGAAGCCGAAGATAAAAAAGAATGGTTGGAAGAACATCCGGAATACCCAGATATGGAAAAAAAATACAAGAAACAGACTATCACTAAAAAAGTGAAAAAAGAAGTTGAAAAGGTGTATAGACAATAAAACGATAACATTAAAGGGTTACCAATAATGATAACCCTTTAATGTTTGTTTTTTCCTGCCGTTCCGGCATTCTAGCAAAATTTATTGGTAAACAACACATTATACATATCATTAGACTCGCAAGGCTTCGAGATAAGCAAATCCTCATCCGGGAACATGGCAAAGAAATCATTCCACATATCGGACTCCCATCTTATGTATTCATCATCTCTTCTTCTAATATTTTCCGGGGATATCTCAATTATATGAAAATCAGTCATGCTGTCAAAAGCATATTTGATGAAAATACCCTTGAACATATCATCAAGCTTCTTTAATCTTTCAATGATAAAATCTGTTACCGCATCCATAATCATAGGCTCTCTAACCATTTTTTTCCGGATTTTGTGTTAAGCCACACCAAAAATCCACCACCTACAACAGCACTTATTGTATACACTAAACTTAACATGTCCATAATCCATTTTATTTTAAGATTGTATTTCCTATTCTAATAAAGATGATTGTAGAGACTCCACCTATAATAACCCTGTATATGTCAAGGGTTATATCTACATCAGGCTTCATGGAAACTATTCCACCTACAACAAGTCCGGCAAATGAAAGTTTTGCCAAATCAAAAAACAACCCGGCAAACTTTTCCCGTCTTACCTTGTCCTTTTCCTTGTTTTCTTTCTTTACTTCTTGCAGTCTGCTATAGTTGCTCATAAGTTTGAAAGCCATTTTTCCCCAGACTTGGTGTGTGACCAAATAACCAATGCGGAACCTATGACGCTAGTTATTAAAAAAATCGTTGTCAATGCATCCATAATCATAGGCTCTCTAACCATTTTTTTCCTCTTTTTGTAAAAGTCCAGAGGTATATACCACCTACCACTACAATTCCTACCGTAAAAATAAAACCTAATGCGTCCATAATACCCTCATATTTCCAATGAAAAGTACACTATAGATTTGCGAGCCATTTCTTGCCTTTCCGGGTATTTAACCATATAGCAAAGAAAAAGGCTAACATTCCAGAACCACCAAGCACAATCAATAAACCTTCCATAAATTACCTCCTTATTATTTTATATCCAATATAAGCAAACACAATGGTCGAGAATGCTCCAATTATTAAAAGCCCCCAATAATCATCATTGCCAGAGTCTGTGAAAAAAGAAACCGCACCACCTGCTACCATGGCAGTAAATGATGTTTTACCCAGATCGTAGAAGAACTTTCCAAGGTTTTCCCGGCTTGTTTTCTCTTTCTCCTTAACTTCCTTCTTTTCTTCCTGTTGCCTGATGAAATTTCCCATTCTGCATACTTTTTATGCAAAGCTATAAAAAAAAGTTGGCAATCACAATGTAAACGCCAACTTTTATAACTGATTTTATCACTTTCCTCCTTTGCTCAGAGTCATGGGAGCATGACATCCTCCCTTCTCCCACTCCTTGGCAAGCATCTCACGCAATATCCTGTTCTCCTCCAGCACCATAAGAACCAGTTTCTTCATTTCCTCAATATCCTTGTTGTTCATAATAAAATTCATTTTAAATTAATTGTAACGGTTGCAAATCACAACTATTAGGGGTGTGACGAACCATCCCGCTGCCATAAGCAAGACGGGGAATACATTGGATTAATTAATAAGTAAAATTCAAATTACGCGGCTGGATTCAGCTCACCTTTTATTTGCTTGATAGCTTTCTTCACGTTCCAACCGTTTTCATACAGGGCTATGATGAAACGCACACCTCTCTGTGTCCATACAGTATATACACTTGTTCCTATAGAACCGTCCGAACGTGTGTAGGTTTGTGTACGGGTAGAGTGCATCCCCCAAGTGGAATAAGGTGCATGTAATATCCACTGTCCGCTTTGCCGGTAAATGATTCCGATTTCTTTCAGCTTCTTGTGAAGCTTTTCAGCGTCCATTCCTATCTGCTTGGCAACTTGTGTGCTCGTCTGGGTGTTCACACTCTGCAAGTGGTTGTCGTAGTAGCTGACTTTCGGAGCGGATTGTGTAAGTTCTTGCTGTTGGAGTTCGATAGTTTCCTGCTGCTGTTGGACTTCTAATGCAAGTGTTTGGTTCTTCTCGTATTGGTCTGCCCATGCACGGGCGGCTTCAGCAGGGTTGTTGAAGTTTGGAAGTTGAGGTTGTACGGAGTAGCCTCCAGTATTAATTACTGACGGAACAATATCATCAAATATCCAACTCTCAAACTCATCTGCTTTCGGCATTTGGCTTTTAGCGGTCAAACGGTATATATTGCCTTCACTAATAAACTTCATTTGTTGGATTCTTCCCATTGAATCTATGACGTCGTGATTCACGACCCCATGTGATTTACAATGTCTTACTATCGCATCACGAGGATTAGAGTACCCTAAAGATGTCGCAATATCCGTTCCACAAAACCAAGTCTTACCGTTTTCAACAAACATACGAACCTTTCCGAATAAAGGATGTTCGTAAACCATAACTTTGCTCGTTTCGTGAGCTGACGCAGTCTGTACGGTACTATTATTCCCGTCCAAATAGATTTCATTTGGTTGTCGCATGAAATGAAATTATTTATTTGGTAATAAAAAAGGAGAAGTATACTCTAAGTCTGCGACAACCTCTTTACTGCTATGCGGCGAATAAAGACACGAGTATAACTTCTCCAATATATTGTATATAAAAAATATGCCGTATGAATATAAAAAATCCACATAGCTCTTATGTAAATAAAGTTGTCGCATTGCAAAGGTAGCATTATTTTTCAATTTAATCCCAATTATAGCCATATTTTTTTATTTTTATCCTATTAATATGGCAAAGATGAAACTATTACGGCAAGTTTACAAAACCAACATTTTCAATGCAAAACTACAACCCAAAGTTACTGCTTTCTATTATAGTAATCAATAAGACGTGAATATGAATACTTTCCAATATACACTGCCAATCCAATAAAAACGAATTGCAGTAAAGTTCCTTCTTGTTCTACAAGAACCAAGATACACGAAAATAAAGTCATAGATATAATTGATATAGCTATGGAAATAATCAAAGACATAAATTTTTTATTCATAATATGTTAATTAAAAATCTTTATCAATTTTTTATTAGGTATATTATCATTTTTAAGAAGGATAGAATAATTTCCAACCGGAAACACCGTCTTTTTTCAAGAATAACAACGCTACCATTATACAAGAAAAAAGTGTTGCGACAATAACAGGCATAAAATAATCCCCGCGATCCATATCACCGATCACTATAGCATTGATGTATTGAAAAACAAAAAAGAAAGATAATGCATCCCTTTTAATTCTTAATATATTTATCAATATCGCTATCATTATTATACTGGAACCTATTGTTACATAACATATATCATTATCATATAGACCAGAATTTACTTTTATTAATTGCTGAGGTATGTTTATCACATGTCTTATGACAAAAATAACCAATAACCATTTTAGGATTGGATTTAATTTCTCTTTCATTTATGTTAATATTAGCGTTTTATTTTTGTGACTTCATCCCTCCATACATTATAATATTCCTCTGTCCACGTATCAATAATACGATTTTCAGAAACACGTACATAACGTCCATTAAGGACATATAAAAACCCCAAGACCAATGCAATAATCATTATTACAACTTTAACAATCCGATACGTTTTATCACTCATGATATTCTTCATTTATAACATATTCTACATTCTCTCCTACCCATACCCTTAGCTTGTTCAAGACTTACGGATTCTACATCTCCCGAACATCTGTCCAGCCCACGGCATTCGTCCGTCTTGTGATATACCCTGGCTTTCGGACCTGTACAAATATACACTTTAGCGGCATCACCGCATGATGTCATCCCCACCCCTGCCGCAAAAAAAGGAAGCAGAAACAATGAGGCTATAACCAACCTTTTCATATACTTTATATTTTTTGCACAAAAATACGCATATAATTGTAATTTACAATATAAATCACAAGATTTTACATTACCGATTGTTTTTAATAAGATTGTTTTATATCTTTGTATACCTTTGTTATACCTGATTACTAATCATTATTGAACAGGAAGGGCGGCAATCTGGGAAAGACAGCCGCCCTTGTCACATATTGGATAAACATACACAAGACCAACCAGTGTGAAAACAAAAAAGGACGGTCCGAAATTATATCGGAACCGTCCAAATCCTGATGCACATCGCTATGTGCGATGCAAAGATAATAAATTCCATGCAAATATTTTACATTCATGAACAAATCGCTATATTTGCGATTATGAAAATCTTAAAATTAGTTCCTATGTTTAAAATCGGAAGTGACGGATAACATAAGATAGCACTAAAAAA